TAACCCATCCTTCTGCTGCTTGCCGCTGAAGCAGTCCCACTCACCTCCTTCCGTAAGGACTGGCACCGACACGGTTTTATCGGTTGCTCTCACCACGAGCCTGGTGTCGCCGAGTTTCGTAGTAGTCATCGACCGCACGCGGGTCACCTGTTACCCGGTCCAGCATTGAGGTCACGTACCGGCAGTCCCCGGCGGACTGACGTTCGTCACGGGACTGTTCCCGGCCAGACCCTCGCGTACTGCCCATCTCCATCACCCGTTTCCTTACCGGAGATCCTCTTTACTAGCCGCACGCCTGGCAAGGCTTATCGGGTGCCCCATGCCATTTACATTTCGGGCATGGCCTGCACATGCACGGGGCTTTGCCGCAGAGCACGCAGATGATCTGGCGCACCCCGATCCTGCCGGACGCATAGGCATCGAGACTAGGTGTCCATCTGGCACCGAGCTTGTTTAGCGCATCGACCGCAGCTTTACGATTCGATTGCTGACGACCCCGCATCACTTGTCTCCTTCTGCAGCACGATCGATTCTCACCACACCGAATCGGTCGTGCTCACGGATCGCATCGGCCGCCAGCATCGCAATGTAGGTGCTTCGGTGTATGCCGCGAAGGCAAGCGCTTTCCATGTTTGACACTCGTCGCGCAGCTGGATAGGATCAGTGTCAAGCAACCAATCTTCGCGAGTGTATGACTCGTCGCCGAAGGGTGGCATCTGCGACCAGTTATTCGTATGCTCACTCACAGGATCTCTCCTCTGCACGTGTGGCATTTCCCGTCCGCGTCGATCTCGGAACCGGCGCATCCCTTGTTGTACCGGTGGTCCCGGATCGGGTCGACAATGCGCAGTACTGGCCGGCCGACAATGCCGCGGAGGATACTTCCTGCCGCGTCGGGATGGTGGTGGTCAAGTTCCCAGATGGCGTCCTGCACTGCGGTGAGCTCCCGGGCCGTCATTGCGGATCCAGCTCGTCGGCGTGAAACCGCAAGTGTCGGCGATCCCACATATTGTCCGTCTCAGATGCTTCTACCTGATCAGCCATCTGCCGTAGCTTTGCCGCCACAATCAGTTTGGCCGCTTCAGTAAGCGCATGGGTAATACTCTCAGGGGTTGGATAGATATACGGACATGCCGCGCGGAGCATGCTGTTCATGATGGCGAGGGCAGCTTCCGGGATCTCCAGCTCGTCGCTCATTGCGGATCCAATCGACTAGCTCTATCCCTGAGCTCTTCATCGGCCAGGTGGTTCAGGTATGCGGCCACGATGATCGGCGCAGCGGCTTTGAGTATGTCTTGGCTGTACTCAGCCGCTTTCCATGCCCGTTCCGGGATCTCCAGCTCACTCACCGGACCGGCTCCTTAAGTGGCGACCCGAACTGACCGTTTTCGGTAGCCGAGATCACAATATCCCGTACCGCGTCATGAATCTTGCCGAGAACAGCGTTCCTGCGCTGAATCAACCCAAACGACTCAAGCACTTCCCCGGTGTTACCGAACAACTCATGGGTTTCATCTCGTGCCAGCTCTGTCAGCTCATAGAACGCGACCGGATTAGCGGAAAGCAAGCCCTCCAGTGCGATCATGGTTGGCGACACGAGAACTTCAGGAACCGTTGCACCGTTTTTCAGCACGCAAGTCTTCATGCCGTCACCGGCTCCAGCTGAGTTGCGTGTCGCCGGACCGCGGTAATGGCTGCGAGGAGTTTCAGTGCGTCGGCTTCGATCTCGTCGATCTGGTCACCGGGTTCGTAGAAGACACCACCGATTTCAACGCCATCGCCCCAGGCGATGGCGTCGGCGATGGCGAGGCAGCGGAACTTCCACTGCGGGACAGCACAGATGGTACCGTCGTCATCGATAGTGTCCATGAGGTGGTCCGCGGGCGGCAGCTTGAAGGTGACTTCAGTCATGATTCATTCTCCTGTTCAGCGTCGATCGCTGCTCTCAGTACTTCGATTGCGGCACGAACCCGCTCACTGGGTAGTGCCTCAACATGGAATGCATCGAATGCGCCGATGCTAAGCTCGTGATCATGTAGGTGATTGTAGAGCTCTTCGGCGATCACAATGATGGCGAGCCGTACGGCGGCGTTCACCGCGCGGACTCCTTGCTTGACGGGTCCACGCTCCGGGCGGTGGCGTGGCGATCCGTCTTATTATCGGCCCATTCGGCCCATAGGTTCTTGCGTTCCGCGGGTCCGGCGACGTGGCGACCGCCGATGGCACGGTGGTCGGTGTCGCGGTCACGTCCAGCGGGTGTTGCCGACATTGTCGGCCCTCCGACCTTGCTGCGGGCGGTCGTCGGAGCGGGGGATGGCTTTCAGGAAGTCACGTCGATGCGTGGTGCGCTTTGCGTGGTCGCCGGGTAGCGGGTCCGAGGCCGGCCGCTGGGGGACATCGTTCTGCCTGCTCATTGATCACCTCTCTGTCGGACTGAACGTTCAGTCACATTGCCCTGCTGGATGGTGCGTGCCGTATAGTACATGCTGTACGGTAGCGCACAAGGGGTACTTGAGCAAACAGGAGGATCAAACGGGTGGCGAAGGCCAGTCGGGTGAGCAACACCATCGACAAGCTGCGGGCGGACTACGTGTCCGCGCAGCGCGCGATCGAAGCGTTGCGACCGCGGGACATGTTCGTGGCGGCCACCCAGCTGCGGGATGTACTTGACGAGTTGCGGCGCGGGGCCGCTGGTCTGCGAGCCGTCGCGGTGGACAAGATCCGGGATGATGAGGACCTGTCCATGCGGGGGCTGGCCGACGAGCTCGGGTTGACCGCGAGCAGGATCCAGCAGCTCGTCCAGCAGGCCGCTGAGCAGGAACGCCACGACAATGGCTGACTGGGTTACCCTGGCCCGGTGACCACCTGGGTACCGGCCTACTGTCCCGTTGAGAAGTGCGGGTACGTGGCGCGGTTCCAGATGGACAAGACCGTGGACTGGCGCGGTGAGTTGATCTCCGTCCGGGAGCGGCTGTCACGGGAGCATCCGGAGCACCCCGGCGACGTCGAGGACATTGTCACCACGGACCCACCGTCGGACGACTAGCCGCTGGGCGGCGGATGATCCGGGATGGTGACGTTAGCTGCATCAGCGAAGATCTCAATCAGCTCTCTCGTGAAGCTCTTGTGCATAACCACCGTAATGAGGGCGATGAGGGCCTTGTCGTCATCACCTGCCAGTAATGTTTCGCGCAGGTCGGTGCATGCGCTGAATGTAGCGTCGCCGCTCACGGTCGTTCATGTCGGTTACTAGTGACATGGGCAGTGCTCCGTTCTAGGATTTGTCGGTTAGTGTCGAGGCCAAGGTATTCACGCCACGGGACCTTGCCGTGCTCGGTCCAGAAACGCCAGACGCGTCGGCGACGACCGGTAAGTATCAGGGTCAGAGTGTTGGGCAGGACAAGCGTGATCTGGTGCGCTTGGTCGATTGGCATGCTGTGCAGCGACCAGCGGGTACAGTTATGGAGTCGACCAGTATCACTGATTGCCTTGTGGACCCGCTCGGTGTAACCGCCGTACAGGACCAGGGACCAGAAACGCCAGGGATGATCATGAGGGTGGCGATCGGCGTCCGGCTCATTGATCCAATGCAGGTACAGGTTGCACCACGGGGTTTGGACGATCCGCAGCCGCCGGAGGTAGGCACGCTGCGGATCGTCCTCCGAAGGAATGTCGCAGTATTGCATGAACGCCCACCGGGTCGACGTCGGCGCTGGATACTTGACCTCCACTACTTCACCTCAGATTTCGATTTCCATCTCAGCGGCGACTCGGCGGTTGTCCAACCATTAGCCATCGCATCAGTGGACCAAGCGATCTCATGGCGGCATACCGCGTCATGTACTACCGGTTGAGTCGGCGCTGTCGCCCCGATCCGGTTGGGCCGGGGTTCTGCTGGGGACAAGCTTGCTGGCAGCCACACGCGATCTCCTTTATTCTCCCATACCATGAGTCGTGGAGTTTGGGTGGCTATCACGGTCGGGGCCGTCGTGACGTGGATTGTTCCCATCGTCACTGACGCTGCTGGTGCTCGCCCCGCATGGTCAGTGTTCATCGGCATCACCTGCGGTATCTTCTCGATGTTCATCACCGCATGGATCTACGGCGCTAGACCTTCGCGCCAGAGGCACCGCAGCGGCCGCATGTAGCGAAGTAGCCCCAGAAGCGACGAGCAGGACTGCGCACCGAGTGATCACGTTGCCTCCAGCTCCACGAGGTCGAACAAAGTGGGCATCTCGACGCGACGATCCTCCGCTGTCAGGTAGGCAACGCCGTCGTGGAAGTAGTCGGGATTGAGCTCAATGCTGTAGCCTCGCCGACCTTTCATGACGGCGCGCAGGGCCACCGTCGCTAGACCGCCGAAGGGATCGCAGATAAGATCGCCCGGATTCGTGTAGCGTCCGATGAGCCGGTCCACGATATCAAAAGCGAGCGGACAAATGTGCATTGTCTGCGACCGACGGGACTGCTCCGTATTCAATGTCGCCATCGGATTGACGTCCGACCAGACGTCCGGGTGGTGCGACGCCGGGGCAAGCGCCATGAACGTCGCGGGCAGTCGGCCGCGGGCTTCCAGCTTCTCACCGAGCTCAATGTGCGCCTCATAGTCGTAGACCTCACGCAAAGTCTGCTCAGTGAATAGCCGGGACATGAGCTCAGGTGTCAGCTGTGCCAGCTCGTCAGGTGAGAGGTGCCGGTCACCCGACGAGCGCCAGAACGCGTGCGCATCGGTCTGCCACCTCGCGCGGGAATAAGCTCCGCGTTGGCAGCAGTCCGCATCGTAGCAACCACGGTGCGCTTCGCACTCAATGCACTCATTACAGATATGAAGCGGGTCCAGTTTACGTTTGGCGACCGGGATATCGGCGTAGCCTTTACTGCGGTCGGTCTGCGGCTTATGGAACAACAGGATGTACTCGGGTGACCCGACGCCCATCTTCGTGCCATCTTTAGAGTTCTCGGTCCAGCCAAGTCGGTAGGTCTGATTGTTCTCCCGGACCACATCCCGGACAATGGTGACCATACCCATGTAGTCGAAACCGTGCTTGATTCCGTGCATGATGGCTTCAGCGTGGAATGGGGAGATCGTGGGGATACCGGCACCGGTGACATTGCCGAACAGGACCCGGTCCTTCACGTGACAAGCATAGATCCGGCCGGGTTGCAAGGTGCGGAACATCTCCGGAGTAAGATAGTCCATCTGCGCCCAGAAATGCTCGTTACTGTCCGTGTGTCCGAAATCATTATAGCTCGGACTGTATTCATAGTGGTAGGCGAAAGGGATGGATGTCAGGTGCATCCCGAACATATCGTCAGGTAGCTGACGCAATTCCAGTACGCAGTCATTATGTACACTCGTCCACGCCTTACCCTTACGCTCAATCCGATCGACGCCCATGGAGCGGGTCAGCGCCGCGTCGATACTAGCCGGGTTGAGGCCGTGCTCACGGATCACATCGGACATCTTGGCGGTCAGCTCCTCGTGTTGCTTCCACTTTTTCTGCAAGACAACGACAACTTCACGTTCGCTCTCGGCGTGGATGATGTGCGCATAGCACTGACGTTCCTGGCCGTAGCGCTGAATGCGGTGGTTGGCCTGAATCAAGTCATTGAACTTGTATGTGACACCGACAAAGATTGCGGTATTGCACTGCTGGAGGTTCATTCCCTGGCCGAGCATAACGGGCTTACCGATCAGGGCGTACGTCTCACGATTGCGCCACTGCTCGATCCGGCGCTCAGTTTCTTCCGGCGACAGCGATCCATACACCGACGAGTAGGTCAGTCCGCGCACTTTCAGAGCGGACTCGATAGCAGCCTGCTCGGCATTGAGATCACACCAGATGATAATCTGGTCGGACACCGTACCCTGTGCGCGGGCCGCAAGGTGGGCATCGACCGCTTCCATCATCTTGTCGATACGAGACGTCAAAGTATCCCGCTTCTCTCGCGCAGCGCTGCTCACGCCGAGCGCAGCGCCACCGCGGAACAATGGCCGCTGGCCGTCACGATCCGGCGGGGCAGTCGAATGGTCTACCGCCACCTCGTGATAGATCACTTCCAGTGGAGGAAGATCGTATCCCTCGTTTGAGAAGCCAAGGTCAGAAGGTTTACTAAGGAAACAGGCCCAGGTGTTCAACCACAGATGAAACTCTTCCACTTTGTGCGGGTAAAGGGTCAGGTTGTTCGCTTGAGTGCTATCGCGCTGGAAAAATCGCGTAAGGCACTCTCCGGTATCCATAACGCCTAGGAACCCGGCATAATGGATCAACTCTTTGTAGCGGTTAGGGCTTGGAGTCGCTGTAGCGACAAAGCGGTACGGCACCTCACTGAACAGAGTCAGGAACGTCTGATATGTCTTAGAACCGTAGCTGCGTAGCACGGACGCTTCATCCAAGCTCGCCGTAGTGAACAGGTTAGGGTCGAGCTTGCCGTCGCGGACCGACTGATAATTCGTCAGATACAAGCCGTCGCTGTCGATCTCCTCGGATCGGCGAATGAATGTCGGCATCGGCATACCGAGCAACTTTGTTGCGTCATGCACGAACTCTAGCCTGACCCCCAGCGGGCAAACAATGAGACCTCGGCCACCGACGCTATCGAGGATAATACGCGAAGTCTCCAATTGGATATTCGACTTTCCGAGGCCGAAATTAGCGAAGACCGCTCGGCGGCCACCTTTCACGGCCCATTGAGTAATATCCCGCTGATGCGGCTTCAGGACCGGGTTGATCTCCTCGAGCTCGCAGTCGAAACCGAACTCCTTATTGAAATCGACCTTGGCTCGCAGGAAATCCTCGTAAGATAGCTGAGTCGCGACGCTCATCTTGCACCTCGCAGCTGACGGGTCATGAGTAGGTGACGGTAACCGTCGGCCAGCGGTGCACCAGTATCGTCAGCGGCCTGGCACAGGAATTGCTTGCCCGGATCATCCGTGAACGTCAAGAATGCTTTCGGCGATCCGAGCGCGGATAGTGCGTCCAGCAGGTAGCGATGCGAGACGCCCACTGTGATCGGGGGGCCGGTGATCGAATGCAGGTCAATGCCATTGTCCCCACTGGCATCGGTGTCGGTCTCCAGGCTCACCCCGACCTCATCGGGACCGATTTCCAGCCGGATCAACTCCGGGACCTTCGCGGTAGGAGTGGACACCGACGACACCTGCATTACCGCGCAGGCCAGGTCGTCAACATCGATCGTGGCCACCGTTGCCAGGAATGACTCCGGAACATCCATCACGGACCGCCAGGGGACATACTCACCCGCATGCAGCCGCCCGGTCACCCGATGTCGACCGGTGGCCAGCGTAATAGTGGATCCGTCGGAGTAGACCACCACATCCCCGTCGGTCATCACATCTCCCGCAACCTCCAGCAGTGCGGCAGGAATGACCAGTGACTCGGTAGCACCGGTAGCTCGCCAGTCGAGTTCCGCCGCCGCGATCCGGTAGCGATCGGTGGCGACCAGGACCGCGGCCTGCGTGGTGTCCAGCAGGACCCCGGTAATCACCTCCGGTTTGCCGTCAGGTGGCGCGACGACGGGCAGCACGCGGGACAGGCACCGGGCCAGTACGGGGGCACTCACGGTCCCCAGGTGTTCGTCCGGGGCCGGGAACGCCTGCCACTGCTCGGCGTCCATCTCCGGGAGACCGGCGCGCAGCCGGCCACTGCGCAAGCTGAGTCCCTTCCCGGAAGTTTCGATACTCACCTCATCGGTGGGCCGCCGCAAGGTCTTCGCCAGTGAGGCGAGCAGGTAGGCACTGACCACGCATCGGCCGGGTTCGCCGATCGTCGCAGGCACCTCAACCGTGCCGAAGGTATCGAAGTCGCTGGCCGCCAGCTGGAACACCTCACCGGCGTCAAGCATCACTCCGGCAGTAACCGGGACTCGCGGGGAGCGCGGTGCGATCCTCGCAGCCCAGCTCGCGGCAGAATTCAGTGCGTCGGCAGATAGTTGAACCTTCACGAGCTCGCGTCTCCTATCGGCAGAGTGGGATGCGCTGGTCCGGATTCTTTGGGCTCAGCCGGTCCATCCGTAGCATTGATTAACCGGTCAACTTCCCACTGTGCCCGTTCAGCAATCATCTCGGCAATCTCCTCGGTGGCATAACCACCATCAATTCTCAACCACAGATCCCAGTACTGTGCCGTATAAGGTGACATTGCCGCCTCACGCGGCACAACCACCGGAGTAGGGTGCTGCGCCAGATTAGCGAACCATTGCGCATGCGGATTCACTGACATCACACCTCCTCATCTATCTCTCGATCCATCTCTCGTAGCTTGACGGTCGCTCTCCTCGCACCGAGCTTCCCACTGACCCCGTGGGCACACGCGTCCAGCTGCGCTGCTTCTTGCGAATCTCACACCTCGGATGATGGCTGATCGCAATTGTCGCAGACACCAACCCATCGAACGGCCCGGACACTCACCACTTACTCACCACCTTCCGGATCACCGGGGTCATGGCAATAAAGAAGGCGACGCATCCCAACGTGAAGACGATCGGCCATGCCCACCCGGTGAACCACGCTGGTCGGCCCACCTGGGCGACGAACGAGACAATGACACCGACGGTGGCACCGGCGACGAAGTCGTTACTGGTCACCGCGCACGCCTCCGAGCCGGCTATGCACCCATTGCACCATACTGTCGAAATGGCCGCCGATGCGCCAGCGGATTACCGTGTCCGGCTGCAGCGGCTCGCTGTAGTAATCGTAGATTGTCACTGCATCGCCGGCAGGTGTCTGCAGTCGCCATTCCACTTGGGTCTTGTCTTCATCCGTCGGAAAGTCAGACGGACCGAATGCTGTCACCAGCTCGCAGTAGGTGGCATACACGTAACCCACCTTGCGAGTGTAGGCGACATTCACGTCAGGCACTCTCGTTGCCTCACCTTCACTTACATTCTCCGGTGCGGATTCACTGCTTGCCCATCATCCGGCAATCACATCGCCAAGGGTCGATGTCACTGAACGAGACAAGCAGGCATTTCCCCTCGTCGTCATTGAACTCTAGCGTGTCCAACACGTGCCCGTATTCATTCTCGATCGGCAGGTCGCCGTACTCGGCCACCGCGTCAGTCAGCTTGCGAATCAACTCACTTGCGTACATGGTCAAAGCCTCACTTCACTTGTTTTCTAGCCCGACTGCCAAGTGGGGAGAGCACCGCAGGCAGTTACGGTATTCTCCCCACTCACTCAGAGCAGATCTTGCTCAGTGGTGTGAACGTAGTTGGGGACACGGAGGAGCGTGTCCAAACCTCCACCTGGCCCTGCGTCATAGCGATCCATGCTGCCGTTTTCGTACAGGACGGTAATACGACCGTCATCACCATCTTCAGTCACCATGCCGCATTCCACGGTGTCGTCGCTGCCATCACTTGCCGCCCATAACTTGCGCATCCCACTCCGCGAGTAGTCGCGCTCCCGCGTTCGTGAGTCGGATATTACCCATACGATTCATGGTCACATGCGTCTCATACATCCCGTTGATCGCAAGCTCCGTCAGATCCGACACCCGACGGCCGTTTCGATGGATGCGTTGGTTGCGCCAGTCGCCTTCGATGGTGAGCCATCCAGCTTTGACCCAGGTGAGTGCCAAGTGAAGCACGGGGTCGACCTTCGCGGCGCTGGCCTGTAGCGCTTCACGGGAATCATTGCTTCTGCCCGGCCCAACCACGCCTCGGATCTCTTCAGCGGTATGCGAGTTGCACACTGCGACCCGGCCGGACAGTGACATTGTGGGGACGAATCGCCAGGTAAGTCGCTTGGGTATGTCCCGACCGAGATTGACGTCGCACACGGCGCACCAGATGTCCGTCCAAATCGCGTAGTCGGCGCATCTTCTGGGTTCACTCATTTCCTTAGCGATCACCTTGGGATCAAACAATGGATCACCCGCCACCGCGTACTCCGGATCGGTGACCGCCACAATGGCGTCGATCGACATGGTGGCACTTCGGATCTCGTCAATCGTGTGTGAACTACAGGCAGAGACGGGACCGGAGACCGTAGCCCATGTCCGCCACTTAACCCGTTTAGACCGAGTAGGGCCAAGGTCAGCATTGCACGCGACGCATCGCGTTGGATTCCAGTCGCCGACGTCGGCGCATCTTCCCGGTTCACTCATCTTTTCTCAATTCCCGATCCTCGGCGTCCAGTGCCTTCAGTAGCAGGTACGTGATGGATTGCCCCATAAAACGGTGTGTCCGCGCAGCGTGAGCCTTTACTCGCTCACGTACCTCTGGCGGCGGCCGGTAGATGATGGGCGATATTCGTTTCTCCACAGCGACACGATACCAGATGGTAGCGCCCCGGTCAACTCCCGGTCGAACAGAGGACGCTAGACACGGTAGTACTACTGCGGTGAAACATCACTCGGTCACCAACTGGCGCGTAGATCGTGGCCGGGTCAGTGCAATCACCGGGCAAACACGGCCCTCGTAGATCCGCACCGGGATACCCGCGGTCCGCGCAAGATCGATGCAGCCGCGGGTACCAGGGGACGACCCGATCGGAAACGTCAGGCAGATGTCCGCCCCGAGCTTCACCATCTCAGCGTTGCGCCGTGGACCAGCTGCGCGGCCGTAGCGGTTCCAGTCCGCCGGGTGGCATTCCACGGCCCAACCCCAGGCATGCGCGATCTCGCCGGCCAGGGTGTCGGCACCACGGGCACCACCATGCACGATCACCGGTGGCGGCCTGCCGTCACGCACTTCGGGTGACACTGCCGCGGCCCAGTCACAGATCGCCCGGACAATGACGCGACGGTCGGCAAGGTGACGAGATCCGGTGATGAGGATCCGTAACGGGTCAGTCGTCATCTCAGTCCCCGGCGAGCTTTGTCCGCTTCAGTCATCTCCGGTCCGGCCCATCGACCGTTGCGGAAAAACATGACTCGGTCACCGCTCGGAGTAAAGATCGTTCGAGGATCGACGCAGCCGCCATGATCACCACGGGCACTACGGTGTCGATCGAACAGGCCAGTGGCACTGAAATCCCGATGACAAGATCCACAGTGAGCTGCGCCGATAGCAGTCCACGTGGCCCTGCAGCCGGAGCAGGTGATGGGCGGCTCAGGCATGCGCGCTCCCGTAGCGATTCCCGGTGCCACGATCCGCGCTGGAGCCGCAAACAGAGCTTCCAGGGGTACCAGTGCCCGCCGTGGCGTCCTGGAGGCTCTGAGCCGCGTCCACGGCGTCTGTCCCCCGCTCCAGTCGCCGCGCGGCCCACGTGAGCCGGTAGCTCGTCGTCGCCCGCGTGGCGTACCGGCTGGATCGCCGGCTATAGATCCAGCCCGCGGCGCATGCCTCGGTCAGCAGGCCCAGTGCGGTGGCGCGGGTGATGCCGGTCAGATCGCACATGAGATCCGCCAGATCGGCCCCGGTCGCCTCGTCGATCAAGTGCAACTCATCCCACACGGCCCGCCAAGCGGGGCCGATCTTCTCACCCCGCGATGGATAGCACGTTTCACTGAAATCGGGGGCCGTGGTGGTGATCCGGTCGTTCACGACAAGTCCCGCTCAGACCGCAGTTCACCCTGGTCTTCGGCCGGGGTGGCCGGCCCGACCAACCCGAGTTTGGTCAGCTCGGCTGTGATCGCATCCTCAGTCTCTCCGCCGACGATGAGTACCTGCAAGCCGGGCAGGCCGACGTCGATCCCGTTGACACGGATCGGTTGGCCGCGCAGCAGCCATCGAGCGTTGAGCCGCGACAACCCGAGCAGCAGCAGAGTGTCGCCATCGGCGGTGCGACCGGTTGCCTTAATCATGGGTTGATCCGCCAGGTATCTCCACAATCTCCTTATCGGTATTATTTTCATTCTCGGTAAACGTACCACAATGCTTGCAGTGCGGTGCATCAAGGCTCATGGAGTTGTGCGCGAACTCAGCAACATCTTTAAGCTCTCTACTGATCACATGGGCCGCGTTAATTGCATCACTTTCATCGCCGGCGTATCCGCTGTCCCATAGCACCAATGCGACGAGCCACCCAGGCTCACCGTTTCGCTTAGGAACGACGATCGTAGCGGGGATATAGCGTCGAATACTGCGCACAACCCAATCGGTGGGATTCATGTTAATCTCCTTCATTTAGGATGTTCATGGTGACTATCTGCCTTCTTCCTGCCCTGAATGGCAATACGGACCGCACCGCCACTCCTATTCGTCCTCTCCGGCCGACGGGATGACCGGCCAACGGTCCAGGTGGTCGCCGCCGTCATCGGGGACGCCGTAGGCGCACTGGGCGCAGATGCTCAGGCCGTGCATGGTCCGGCTGTCACTGCCGCCGCAGCGGCGACATTCCAGCCTTGGTCCTTCGACTACTCCGGCGGTCGGCGCATCACGATCTCCGATGCCAGGACCGCTGAGCCTCGAGCTGTCGGTGGCGTCCCGTGCTGAGCTTCCCGGGCGTCCATCGCCTCCGCGGTCAGTTGTTCCACTGTCGCTGTCAGTGTCCAGCCGTGGAGATCCGCGAAGGCTTCCAGCCGGGCACGGATCTCCGGGTTCAGTGTGAGGTTCGTCGGTACCTTCCGGCGGCCCGCTGTGTTCCAGCTCCGAGTCATGGCCCCACCCTACTTTGCGCGCGCGCGTTTCGGTGTCAGCCTCGCGCGCAGGAACGCGCATGGCCCCACTGTCGCCACTGGCATAACTACCTGGTCCAGCAGTTAGGCCAGTGGCCCCACTGGTAGGCGCGCTGTCAGGCCACTCCCCAGTGGGGCCACCAGTGGGGCCACTAGTGGGGCCACTGTATATATGCTGGTCAGCAGCAGTAGATACAGTGGGGCCACCCCGCTCCCCCGTGCGCGCGAGGCCAGTGGCCGCACTGGCCCCACTGTCAGGCCACGCCGGTAGCGACCAGTAAGTGACCCGCGGGAACCCCTCGGCCGAGATCTTGACCTTGAGGGAGCCGCGGGCACGGGTCAGCGTGCGCTCAGAGATCCCCGCCGCGTTCGCTGCTCGTTTCGCGTCGCTGGACTTCACCCGACCTTGCCCTAAGTAATCACGCAGCCAGTCCCGAGCCTCGTTGCGCTCAGACCGGTCAGACGCGCCCTCCCCGCCGTCCAGCAGGTCCCTGGCGTCGTCATCGGTGTCGCCCAGCCACGTCACCTTCCCCACCGACGTCGGACCCTCTGGTGTGTCCACCGTGGCCGGCTCGATCTGCAACGCCAGCGACGAGGTGTCCATCGGTGCCAGGTTCGACTTGGACCCCGTCAGGACCAGCCGGCCAGTGTCGGAGTCCAGCGCGATCGCCAGGGTGGACCGGGCGACCTGCGACCATGCGATCGACCCGAGAATCAGCTTCCCGGTGTCGCTGGATTCCCGCTTACCGAAGTGGACGATACCGAGTACTGCGCAGCCGGTCCGTTCACCCACTTTAGTGGCAATAGCTTCCAGCGCTTGACGCATCTGGCGGTCTTTATCACCATCCAGCTTCCCGTCGATCACGCTGGTCGCCGCGTCCAACACAACCATAACGGCGTTATGTTCCATTACCGCTTCGGCAAGTAGCTCAGTGTCGAATGGCAATACGATCGATGTCGCCGTATCGTCAGGATTGAGCGCGTTAAGGAATATCACTCGCGTCAGATCCGCGCCGGCTGCTACTAGCCGTGGGACGATAGTGAAATCACGGGCATCCTCGGAGTGGATGTAGACGACCACGCCAGGAATCCCATGTGACTCACCCATTAAATCGCCGCGCGTCACCTGTGCGGTCAATTCCACCGCGAGGGTAGATTTGCCTAACCCTTCGCGACCCGCGAGCAGTGTCAACCCGCCGAGTGGAATACGATTCTCCCAGAGCCATCGCGTTCGGCGCATAATCACCTCACTGGCATACACGGGTTGCAACCGACGCATCGGTGGATTGTCGTCAGAATGACTTTCCAGCTCAACGGGACCCGCTCGGTGGCCGTTAGATCCTATAGTCGGCACGGGTATAAGTTGGTCGAGGGTGAACCCAGCGTCAAGATGGTCCGAGACATCAGATTTAGGCGTGTCTAGCTTGCCTCGGACCAGCCTAACCGACTTAGCTACACCGGTCAGCAGGGCCACTGTGTGACGAGCGTGATTGTATCCGGCTTTATCGTAGTCAGCTATTACGGTAACATTAGCGCCGGCAAGCAATGGATTATATTCAGACAGCCAAGACGGTGGTGATGCGCCGTCCTCGGTAGTGGTAGCCACTTTACCTAGAGCGGCCAACCGATTGGCATCTTTCTCTCCCTCGCATATGAAGATATGCTCACCGTGAGCAACTCCATCGATCAACTCGGGGAGCCTGAAAAGCGTCTTGGGTACATTCGGGGGCCGCTTATAAACCCATTTGCCGTTCGGGCCGCGATGGCGGTAGATAAAGCCTTTATCTCTCTTACCGTCGCCGAGCATCCGGAGGCGCTGAAAACGTTCCGTACCATCCGGCGCACGGTACGGGTAGGTCTCTAGTATCGTAAACCCGTTTCTCGGGGCGGTTTCTCGGGGAGTAAATAAATCAGATTCTCTCAATCCCAACGCAGCGCAAATATCGCTGGTACTGCATTCGGCACTGCGGCACTTGAGAAAAACGGTATCGAGTCCATGCTTATCAATGCCAGGGTCTACGGAAAGTGACGGGCGTCTGTCGTCATGTGCAGGGCATTGTGCGTCGAATCCACGTTTTGTGGCATGCATGGTGGACCCGTGTCGACGCAGTGCAGCGATGATACGGTCGAATGGAGTGAATGCGGCGGCTGTCACCCTAGGTTCACCCTGGGCATCCCGCGACGGCGGCAGTCAGGTCCGGTGGTTCATAGTCCGGCCCCTTGAGGATCTTGCCCGCAGGATGCTTCACCGGCTGACCGTTCGCCGGCATTTTCGTCATGTTGGACCGGTGCACCTCAACCAACGCCGCGTCAAGGTCAATGCCCCAGGTCAACGCCGCACCGTTGATCACGTAGGCGAGATCGGCCAGGGCGTCGGCCACCGCAATGATGTCGCTGGCCGCTAGCGCGTCGCGGAGCTCAGCCAACTCCTCCTCGATCAACGCCAGCCGCAGTGCCGCAGTCGGTTCGTCGCTAAGCGGGACACCGATAGCGACACCGAAGCGTCGGTGAAACTCGGCCACTTGCACAAGCGGACTCACGTGCACCGCACCAGGCGGAACGGGGCACAGTTCGGTACTGGCGCGCTCACACCGGGTCCGTGAGTCCCGTGTCATAGTGCGGGACACCACGGCTCCCGGAAGATCGTGTACATTCATGAATCAACCGTCCTCTTGGCAGATGCGGCGGTGAAGCAAGTCAGGCAGTAGCAGTGCGGGCGACGGCGCTATCCGGGCAGGAGCGCCGTCGCTTGCGTTCAGGGGTCAGCACCGCGGTCCCGCAGGAATCGGCAGCAGGCGGGATCATGCTGCTGGATGATCATGTCAGTGATCCCCTCATCGATCGCTGGGCGTCGGACCAGCTCAACCCATTGCCGCGTGGTTGCACCAATGGCAGCCCGTAGCCGGACCTCCCGCGACTCACCGAGAAGATCGAGTGTGGCTAGTAGTCGAGTCACTATCGGCTCGTCGGTCTGCTCAATGATCGTTAGTGGGGTACCGCAGCACTCACACGGGACAGACTTCAGGTCCGACCATGCGCCGTACCGGAGGAGGGACCACGAACGCTCGCCGGCTTCGCTGGCACGGGGATCACTGGGCATTGGGGGTCTCCGCAGGGCAGCGCGGCAGGGCGTCCAACGTATCCCAGTGCGCCGTCGTCAGCTCCCGATGACGAGCTGCGAGCATCGTCACCAGCGTGTCGACACTGTGCCGCGCCGCAGCTGCCCGTCGGGCACGATCCGACCGTGCATCTGGGCTCATGGTCTTCGCGGCCGCATGGCCACCGAGGCGACCGGACTCCGCGCGATCCATCGTCATGGCGCTAGCTTAGCTTGCTCAGCGTCTAGGGGTACCTGTACGGTGCAGATGCTCGGCGGGTGGCGTGGACAGCCACGTAATGACCAGGGTTAGTGCAGCGGGCTGGATGGCTGTGTAACAGGGAGCCTGGCCCTGGTAGCCCCCGTCGGGCTCACGCGCGCTATCCTCGACGCCGACGCCACCGCATGACGTCAAGGCGGCCCCGGAGCTGGGCGAGGCACCGGGGCCGCCGTCATGCCTGCGGTACGTACTGGCGGACGTACCGCAGCACGGCCGTTCGACTGCCCGGCCGCTAGCTTGGCAGGACTACCTCAGCTGCCGCATGCTAGCGAGTGCTACTCTCATCTTGAGGTACCGTTACAGCGGTACCTCCTCCTGTCCGGGGGACACTCATGGCCAATGGTTACGAGGGCATCGCCGATGAACTACGTGCCGCGATCCACCGCGGGGACTACCCGCCTCGCGCGTTCCTGCCCACCGAAGAAGAACTCGCTAAGCGCTACCAGGTTGCTATCGGCACCATCCGTCGCGCCACCGACCAGCTCCAGGCCGAAGGCCTCATCGACAAGACCCGCCGGGGTAGTGAAGTGAAGCCCCGCAAGCTGCTCCGTCTCCTCGCCACACGTTACGACGAGATCACGCCGGGAGCCGGACCCTGGGAGAGGGCCTGCGCTGAGCAGGGCTACGTCGGGAATACTGTCGTGCTGGCCGTGGAGCAGCAGCCGGCTCCCGACGGCATCGCCGAGCACCTCGGCATTCCGCCCGGCTCACCGGTCGTTCGCCGCGACAATCACATGAAGATCGGCGATGAAGTGCTGCAGCTGCAGACCACGTGGCTGCCACTGGCGATCGCGGAAGGGACCCCACTGGCCAAGCTCGGCAAGGTGGTCGCCGGCATCTACGGGGGTCTCATCGCCGCTGGGCACCGGCCCGCGACGGCGATGGACACTGTCACGAGCCACCGGTCGACGAAAGAGCAGTCCGAAGTGTTCGGGTTGCGCATCGGGAGTCCCGTTTCCCATGTTCACCGCACCACGTTCAATGCGGCGGGTACCGCCATCGTGCACGTTCATCTGGTGGTCAACGCCGACCGCGTGTCGCTTGGGTATCCGCAGACCTTGTCTGTGTAGCACGTGCCGCAGTGTTAGGGGTTGGTGATGATGACCGCACCTCGGCCGGTTTCTCCGTTGGATCGCGATGAGATGGTGGTCACTGCGGTTCGTGCGGCGCTGCGTCGGCGGTTGCCTGCCCTGCCCGCGTGGCTTCTCGATGATCTGACGACGGATGTGGTGGTCGCTGTGCTGGTCCCGGACCTGCTGGGTTTGCCACGCCCGTGATCGTTTCTCATGCGAACGTGGTCCAAGTCACTTGACAAGTGGGGTCCGATGCCCCATACTAGAGATATGACAGAGACAGAGACCACCATCCCGGCCGCGAATATCGGCACAACCGGATGGAAGCTCACCGGAATGTCGGAAGGCTCCGGCGGCTGCGACCACTGCGGCCGATCCTTGAAACACCTGTACGCGGTAATCAACCCAGCCGGTGAGACTATGACTGTTGGCCGCGGATGCGTAAAGAAGCTCACCGGTTGGACACTCAACGCCTCGCAGGCAGCGCAGGCTCTTCGCAGTGCGGCCCGCGGAGTGGAGATGGATCGTCGCCGCAGCATTGTCGGTGCCGAATGCCCCGAGCTTGCCGCGGCGCACGTTGAGCTGGAAGCCGCGGCCCGGACGCTGCGCGCGGAAGGGTTCGATCCCCAGGGAGCTTACGGCCGGGTCGGTCGTACGGTGGCAAACAATGCAGCTCTATTCACTCAGGCGACTATTGCGGACCATCTCTGGAACGGCAGTAGTTATGGCACCTGGCAGGAATATCTAGCCCGGAATCTGTAGAAGGTATCCGCATCATCTGATAAAGGAGAGAACGTCATGAGAAAATCTGCTATTGCCAGGACGCCGACGGAAACCTTTGCGATTGGCGACAAGATTGAACCTAACGACTTACCCGGCCTCATTCTCACCGTGCTAGAAGTTACGCAATGCCCAGACTACTGCGGCGGCTGCTCAGCTTACGTCGTCGAGAACGACATCGGTGACAGGTACGCGCTTTGTGCGTATGAAGTCCATCGTGCGTCGATTCGCGGATTCGAGGGACTCTGCTCCAAGTGCGGTGAGATTTTCATCCCAGCCGATTTCGATGACCTGGAGCACCTGGAGCGTGAAGACGGAACTGAGTGTGGTGGCCCTGGAATATTGTCGAACGCTTACGGAATGATTGTGCGGTAACCGGCGTACTTGTGAGTTGCGGAAGGAGACGAGGTGAATTATGGGCCGCGTACAAGCTAAGTGTACTGTCACTGCATATCTTAGCGATCACAATTCGGAGCAAGACGATACCGACCGAGCGTCGTTCGAAAATCTAGTAGAACGCATCCGGGAGCTGGCCGATGATCCGCAGTACGAGGAGCTCATGCTTGATGTTGACCGGATGTAAGGAGTGTCATGGGAAATACGCCATATGTCGGCAGTGACGAGTGGCGCAACGCATCGCCGGTGGAACGCTTGGCTCGCATGCAGAACATCTCTCTGGAAGAGGCGACCAGGCGCATTTACGCCGCTATGCGGATTACGTCCGGAGAGCCTGGAGGCGATGAAGAAGATTAGTCGCTAATGTTTGACTTTGGCGTTGACCAGGCATAAGCGTGGTGGAGGCGCGCGCATTCCCTGCCCACGATGTAGACGGCCTTAGTCGGGTCGCCGCGGTACGCTAATCGTGAGCCAAGCTAATGCACACTACGCGAAGGAGTTGGACTATGACCAAGATCACGATCTACGAGGATAACGCAGGTGCCGTTTACCTCGGCAATGGAACCCAATTATGGGGTCTCGGTTCCGTCACATTAGATTTGGAGGGTACAGCAGCTGAGCACGCTAAGGCATGGACAGATAAAGAGTGGTTCCCAAATGAAGCCGACGGCCAAGTGCCGGCAGATTATGCCGGACTCGACATTATCGCTGAGTGGAGCCCGCGTAACGGTCTGAATATTGCCAGGTGCGGAGACAATCAGATCGTCGCAGGTTCCGGTGGTTGTCGCTTCCTGGGCATAGAAACGCCGTGAGTGAACGGCCTGGGTACGAATCGTTAACGCTTGGCTGACGAGGGATAGAGGGAAGATGCAATGACCATCCGCAACGGTACCGCCCAGCTAGGCGGCGGTACCCATGTGCACGAGGTGATCGACGGTAACCTGCGCTGCGGGATCGACCGGCGGCCCCAGCTAGCCGGTGAGCCACTGCATCCCGCCGACGGCCCCGTGACCTGCCGACGATGCCTGCGCTCAGCAGTGGCCCACGCGGAGCCTGTGTCAGGGCCAGGGACGATTGCCGAGGCAGCGCGGCTCGCGGCGCGTTGGCTGCAGATCCGGGACCTGCGGATCTGTGCGGCCGTGGCAGCTGGCCGAGGGCTAAGGGAGGTGGCGCGGGAAGCTGACCTGGAGCACAGCACGGTGCGCAAGATGGTGGCGCGCCGCACCGGCCGGCGCGATAAGCTACTGTCGGAATCGGAAACGCAATGACCGCGCTCGACGACGTGCGATGCGCACTACCTCGCCGTATGTCGTTGTGGGCCTATGGCCGGCGGCTCGACAAAGAGGCGGCCGTGGCACTGGCCCTTTACCGCAAGTACCGCCCCGCAACTTTCGCCGAGGTGATCGGCCAAGAACACATCACCGAGCCGCTGCGTGTTGCTCTGGCGACTGGCCGGATTAACCACGCCTACCTGTTCTCCGGCCCGCGCGGCTGCGGGAAGACCTCCAGCGCGCGCATCCTAGCCCGCTCGTTGAACTGCGTGCAGGGCCCGACGCCGGACCCGTGTGGGGTCTGCACGTCCTGCGTTGCACTGGCACCTGAAGGCGCGGGGTCCCTCGACGTCGTTGAGCTCGACGCCGCCAGTCACGGCGGCGTCGATGACGCCCGTGACCTGCGGGACCGCGCGTTCTACGCCCCCGCCGAGTCCCGGTATCGGGTGTTCATCATCGACGAGGCCCACATGGTCACCACACAGGGTTTCAACGCCCTGCTCAAGATCGTGGAGGAACCTCCGGAGCACCTCGTCTTCATCTTCGCTACCACCGAGCCGGAGAAGGTACTGGCGACTATCCGCTCCCGCACTCACCATTACAGGTTCCGGCTGCTGCCACCGGGCACCATGCGCGATCTACTGGAACAGGTGTGCGCTGAGGAAGTGGTGCATGTCGAGCCCGCCGTGTACCCACTGGTGATCCGCGCCGGTGGCGGCTCCGCTCGGGACTCGCTATCCGTGCTGGACCAGTTACTTGCCGCGACCGGCACCGAAGGCATCACCTACTCGCGAGCGGTGACGCTGCTCGGCGTCACCGACGTCACGCTGATCGACGACATGGTCTGTGCGCTTGCCGCTCAGGACGGGGCGACGGTATTCGCCACCATTGACCGGCTGGTCGAGGCGGGGCACGATCCCCGGCGCTTCGCCTCCGATCTTCTGCAGCGGTTCCGGGACCTGGTCCTGCTTCGGGTCGCCCCGGAGCCAGCCCGCCACGGGCTGATCGACGCTCCCGAGGATCAGCTCGCGACGATGACCACCCAAGCTGAAGCGCTGGGCGCGGGCAGTCTCACTCGGTTCGCCGAGATCACGCACAACGGGCTCACTGAGATGCGCGGCGCCACCGCCCCTCGGCTGCTACTGGAACTGCTGTGCGCCCGAATGCTGCTGCCAGCCGCCACCGAAGGGGACGGCGCGATGCTGCACCGGCTGGAGCAACTGGAGCAGCGACTTACCATCGCCGCCGCGACACCGACCACGCCCGTCGTCCAGTCTCCCTCGTCGGGAGCGAAGCCCCTGCCAGTACCAGACCAACTCGACGCAGCGGGAGTGCGACGGGCGTGGCGGTCGTTGCTGGACGCGGTGCGTGAGCAGAGTCGGATCACCCATGTCCTGCTCAGCAGCGCCACCGTGAGTGCGGTGGCGGGCAGCACCCTCGTGCTGACCCTGCCTAATGCCCCGCTGGCCCGCCGGCTGGGCGATGAGCGCAATGTTGAGATGATCAAGCGGGCGCTGCGCGCCGTCTTGGGCGTTGACTGGCAAGTGCGCTGCCAGCACGCCGACGGCGACACCGGCCCCTGCGGCACCCAGCAGCAGCCCCAGCGGACCCGCTCACCGCAACGCACGGTGGAGCGTCCCGCCGGCCGTCGTCCGGCGATGCCGCAGTCCCCCGACGACGGTGTCCCCCGCTCGCCACCGGAACCCCCGGATCCCGAGGACAGCCCGCCGCAGGTGCCGATGGACGATGAGGTGATGCTCGCCGAGGCCGCCAGCATGACCAGGCAGCATCCCGTCCGTCGGGACCCCGAGGAGGTCGCGCTGGAGTTGCTCGCCGAGCAGCTCGGTGCCCGCCGCATCGACGAGGGCTAACGGCACCTTCGCGAGGGCTGTGATCTTGGGAAGACAATGGTGGTCGGTCAGAGAGATCCGAATCGTCGGTCGCTCTCATGTCTATGCTAACGGGAAATGCTACGAACGTAATTGTGCGTATGAGTTCTACAGCGCACCGATATGGGCTAGGGAGTTCGCCGAGAAGCATCGTCCTACCGATCCGGCGGCTATTCCGCGCTAACCTGTTGTCGTCGTGATTCTATGTTGTAGGTGTCGTCTTAGGGTATAGTGCGCTAGGGAATTGGCAAGTATGAGCGCGGTTATAGGCACACTTCTACTGACGGTTGTATGATTCGGTTAGGGAGTAGGCACATGTTTCACGGCTGGAGACCCGAGTTCAGGTGGAGCATCCCCTTACCGTTCTGGAAATGGAACTTCGTTAACTTTCACTACACATCACGATCGTTCCGGCTCGGCCCTTATTCCCGTAACTCCCGCGGCCGTGAATCCTTTGACGTCCTAGGCTGGGGCTACCTTCGCCGACACCGGTTCCGGAGATGAATAGTTTGTGCTATGATGAAACCAAGTGCTGACCCGTACTCTTCCGCGGTGTAGGCGCTTTCCGCCCCGGCCCATCAGCGATATTGCAGTGGCTGCTGCAAGCTGTCGAGCCGGGGCCCTACTCGGTATCTGCTGCCGCGGCGGTCAGATTACGCAGGTGAAGTTCGAACTGTTGCGCTGCTGCAACAGGTCTCAGCACTGGCCCCAGTGTTTCACCACACAAGCAGGTAACCCAATAGTAGGGACCGTAGTCCTCTTTCCATTGGGCAGTGAATCCGCCATGCTGACGTGCGGCAAGGGAATGGGCCGCCGCCGCCCGTTCCTGCGTTTCTGTTGGCGCGGATCTGCGGGGAGCTGGCATTATGAAAGTGAACCTCGGCACCATCCCCCCGTCCGGTAGGTTGACCAGCTCCAGAAACTCAGATTCGCGCATCACGTTGACACTGCCCGCGTATGGTGCACTTAGTGACATGTAGATCACTACGTCTTCATTGTTACTGTTCCGACCGAGCATGAGGACGGCGTAGTGCCCGCCTTTGTAATGTCGGTAGACGCCGAGCTCCATCACTTTGTCACTCCTCCTGGGAAGCTGCGATCACGTCTTCCACTTTGGCGAGTGTCGTTCTCAGTTCGCTAACCATCGCCCCGGTGTCGGTTTCGAGTGCTTTGATCCGGCGGCTGCAGTAGAGATTCGCAGCCGCACTGGCAATGAATGCCAGTGCAATGAGCACGTTGAACGTGGCTTGCATCGGTTTATCCCTTTCCCGGTTCTGTCAAGGGCTGCAGAATCGCTGCGGCGAGCAGTGGCGGTATTGCGTTCCCGCACTGCTGGTATTGTTGCGTCTTCGTTCCCTTCCACGGGTAATCTGCCGGAAACGACTGAAGTATCCCGGCTTCCCGGACTGCGACCCGCTCGGTCGAGTTGCTCTGCGGTCCATTGATTATCCGCCATTCAGTTCCCGATGGATGTGAACCGCTGCCACTCGCGCGAACAGTATAGCTAGGAGCGTCCATGTCTCGCGGATCACGTTCAGCACCGGGGCCAGAGTTTCGTGCCTGAACCCAGTCGACTGCATTGCCTCTCTCACTATGGAATATGGTCTCCGCAGGTTCGTCCAGTCTGCGAGCGCAGGCGTTGCCCTGGGTCCCGTTGCGCAGTATCGCGTTTCGTCCAATCTTCCCGGTGACCGTCGGAGCGGGTTCGGTACCCTGTCGTTCGCCGCGGTCGGTCGGATCACCTCCAGTTCCGTAGCTGGATCGCAGCGTCCAGCCGGTGCTGTAGCTGTTGCCTTGCCCGTATGACCATCGGGGCGAGCTTTCGCCGTAGACCGTTCTCCCTGGCCGGTCGATACCAGCCCGTCCGAGGGCTTGAGCCATTGATACCGCAACCGGTAGCGGCGGTCCGAATAAGCTCTCTGCGGTTTGTGGCTCAACAGCGAACAATTCGAGGATCATCATTCCAAGCTGGTCATGAAATTACCAGCTGTCCAATGCAACGCTTTGCGTCAGCAATTATTGCATCGAGATTAGGCACGTTATCACTGCCATTGCTCCATCTGTTTTCAACCGAATCCAGTAAGCCCCGCAGTGTTGTTGATTCAGGATATTCTCTCCGATGCTCGGTCAGTTCGTCTCGCAACATTGTTAACGGGTACCCACCGCATGCCACCTGTATCCAGAGCCCAGCAGCGACGCAGTGCTGGCAGGTGCGATACGATTCCCACTTGGAGTTGTATCCAGAAATTCCGGTCAGGTATGTGTATATTTCGCCTGCCTTAATTTTGCGCCAACATTCGTCACAAGTATGCTCCGTTCGGGCTTTTCTCTTCACCTCTCCGTTTGTGAACTTGAAAGGCTCACTGTCGTCAATGGCGCACATCTACATCTCCGTTCAGTCGATTGCTTAGCCGTATCGCATTGAGGTGATCCGCTCCAGCCTGCCGGGCGTCGGCGTTACTGTCATACTTCGGCAGCGTGTACCATTTACTGCAGCTGCATTGTGCGAAATAGCGTCCGTGACTATCACAGTCCGTCCAGATCCGGTGCTGAGTGTTGCCGCTCACGGCGACTCCGCTTCGATACGAGCTGTGACAATTAACCGAGTACCAACCGGAAAGTCTTCCGCATACGCCATGAATCCCGGCCCTGACTGTATCCCCGATTTCAATAGTGGGGATCCCTCGTCTGCCCAGTACCGATGATTAGATTCGGATTTAGAAGTGACGACCATAACGTGAATCTTTTCTGTCGCAACTGAGCTGAGTATTTCGTGCGCACGCTTATGCCGCATGCACATCCATTCTTTACGCAACGCTTTCAATTCAGCGAGTTCACGCTGCGAAGCGTAATCACTACATCCGCTCTCTACACAGCCTGGATAAGCACATGTGTACCAGAGCGTACCGCCTCTTCGCCTGCTCATGATGTGCTCTCCTGCGACATCTGTTCCATTTGCTCAACTAGCCGGCCTTCCCGCCGGTAGCCTTCCAGCGCGACAATTACCTTCGCGAGCTCCAGATCAGTCAGGCCATCGGACGTGGTGACGGCTGGCACCTTGACGAGCAGTCGGTTGAGGATGAGTAGCCGCGTTGCCCGGCCCACGGCGGTGTCCGTGATCCCACCTTCACCGAGCCGCTTGAACATCCGCTTGCGAAGCTCGTCTCGTGTTCTACTCTCGGCCAGCTGCTCCGCATCGAGGTCATCGGGTGACGCGGCATCGGGGTCCTGCTCGCCGGATCTTTCGCCGATCACCGCGAGGGCCTGCGGCTTGGCTGCCTTGATCCGTTCGTGCAGCTCGGTGTTCTCGGGTTCCGCGACGAGAGCGGAGTGGTAGGTCCCGTACAGTCCCTCAAGGTCCCCGGCTGCTACGGACTCCTCGATCGCAGCATCCCAGTCGGCGTCAGTGAGACCGGCCGTGGGTGCGGGCTCAGACGGTGCGGCCCGCGTAGGTGGCGGCTCTACGGGCGGTTCAGCCGGGCGGACAGGCATTTCCGAATCGTCCGCTATCTCAGCACTCGTCGCGCCGTTCTCATTGGATTCGACCGGCTCAGTTCGGTCTTTGATTGCAGTCACTGCGGCCCTAATCAATCCAAGTGCCTCTTTATTGGTAGGGTCGTCGCGACGAATTTGATCCCATAGCCGCTTGAGTCCCGAAAGGTCGTCGGCGGCTTCGCGCTGAGCGATCTCGGCATTCCAGTCTCTTCCGTTTCTGTTGCCTTCCGCTGTGACTCGCGTGGCCGTTGCTTGCACCGGTTGACCCTCGCCGTCCACGTCTACGCCCAGTTCTTCCGGTGTGTAGTGCAGGCCGCATAGCACCTCTTCGCAGGCGTCGCGTGCACACTCGGAAATGGCGCGAGCCTTGAGCATCGCCGCTGGATAATTCTTCCAGACCGGCTTGCTGGCAAGACCGGCTTGCCTTGCGCGTGCTATCGTCCATTCGGACCGGAAAACAAAGTCTGGATCATCAGAACGGACGATTTCTGCGGTGGCCTTCTCGTCATTGCCTGTAATCCGCAACCGATGCCCAGCCCGTCGGACTAGCGCCGACATGAGTGCGGCCGATGCTGATGGCTTGCCTTCGATCACGTGGATACCGGTGATCGCTGCCATTGGAGCTAGACCGAGCATCTGCGCGTACTCGTACGCAAACAGGATGTTTGCTGGATTCTTCCGAAAATGCGTGGGCAGTAGCCCGGATTCTGCGAGATACCGCGCGTACTCAATTTTTTGGGCAATTGTCACTTGCTGAGTGGGTATGCTTGAAACGATGGCGACGTCGTTATTTCCGTTCTTATCAGTGATCATCCTGTAGCTCCTTCGCGTAGTTCCTGTTAGCTCGATTGCGGTTACATGTCAGGCAGTAGCGATTAAATGTGTTACCGTTGCGACGGATTCCGTCAAGGGGATGACCGCAGCGCCGTCCCGTGACACGCTTGGCAGCTGCACGACGATTATTTTCTAGTTGTGTTACCACTTCAAGATGAAGCGGATTTACACATCTCCTATGTAGGCAGACAGTGCCGCCGCGACACAATTTATCCAGGTTGTGACATTTATGGTCGACGTGCAGGCCGTCCAGAATTGGCCCGATATGTAGAATATAGGACGCGCGATGGGCATACATTGATTTGCCGTCTAACGAGATTTGTCCGTACCCATTAGGCAGTATGTAGCCATTCCATTGATGGCACCCATTGGCGTTAATCTCGACTTTCGCCGCCATGGCTGCGCGTCGCGCGTCGTGCGATTGCGGACGACCTGTCATGCTGACTCCAGTTCTCTGATTGCCCATCGTGGCAAGCTCACTGTCACTGGGCCGTCAGCGTAGCCTGGCCAGTGGTCGAATGTCTTGCACTGATAATACAACTCGATCGCCTCACGATTCTGGGCCCGACCGTAGGCCAGCATCTCCTCATCGGGAGTGGCCACGGTCACGACGTAGGGTGGTGTCTTCTCTTGAAAAATGAAAGTGAACTCCGGCGGGTAGTCGGCCAGTCCGACATCGACCACCGCATCCTGGTACCAGGGTGCCTGCATGAAGTAGCCGTAGTTTACCATTGATTTCGCTATCGCTGACGGCGCGGCCGAGTTGCAGGTCTTATAGTCGATAACATCTCCGTTACGGAGCAGGTAATCCAACCGGGCCCGTCGCGGTACCTCCGTCGCCTCGTCTACCCAGAACAAACTTTGCTCCGGCTGGCCCATTTCGTGAAGCAGTTCAGCTGCGTGAGGATGTTGGAACAGTGCGTCTACCATGTCCTGGGCTTGGATATGGTCGCTCCGTAGGATCGGCACTTCGCCGGCCGTGTACGCGGCCTTGCGCGCTCCCTGCGCAGCCTTCGTCTGCCAGCTGTCAGCGTCGATCACCTTAACGGGGTCGCCGATGCCGAAGAGTAAGCCGTGGACGACGTGGCCGAAATCCCAGTCCGCTTTCGGCGGCTCCCCGTGATCCACCCAGTGCCGGTAGTGCGCCGGGCAGGACGGCGGCAGGAGTTTGCGGGCACCGGTGTGTGACAGGCTCCCGCCCGGCCAAGGGTCGGCGTGGTAGGTGGCAGCGGGGATGTCGTAGACGCCGGGTTGGTCGATCATCACTCAGAATCTCGCTTTCCAGTGATCTCGAACGCGCCGAAACGGCCCCGGCGGGCGTCAATCCAGGGTTGCGAACCGGACTCATAGTGACCGAGCAGGATGGCGGCAGTCATGGCTTGATCTGTGATCTCAGCATCACCGTCAAACTGTCTAACGGATAAAGCTCCGTGAATGGGTATCCATCGAATTGCACGTCCGCACTTGCCCGATGTTGCACGGTACGGAGCTGGATAACGGTGCCAATGCGCCCATAGGCAGCGACCCGGTCGTTTGGTTGAATCTCGTTCACGATACTGTTCCCTTCATCGGCCATCCGTCCGCACTTGCCACCACACCGTCCGCTCGCTCCATGATCCCCGGTCGCTCCGACGGCTCCGCTTGCGCTACCACCTTGTCGCGCAGGTACGTCGCGAACGACAATTGACTCTCCCGGTACCAGACAGCCTGCACGACTTGCAGCTCGTCCAGCGACATCGCTCCGATCTCCGGGTAACACTTCGCAAGCTTCCACGCCAGACGCATCGCGGCCAAGGTGTCAGCGCTGGCACTGTGCGCCTCCAGTAAGATAATGCCGTAATGCTGGCAGGTGTCGACCAGCTTACGTGACCCGCGGCGGTAGCGATCGCAGTGTTTGTCTATTACCAGCGGGTCGATCACTGGTCCGACTGGCCCGTACGCGAGCAGGCCTTGCGGCTTACCGCAGTGCCGGATGAGTTCGTGGTGCAGTACTGTCAGGTCGTAGCTGGCATTGTATGCGATGATCGGCAGACCCTTGGCCCATGCTTTCGTTACCTCTTCGGCGACTTCTGTTGCCACTTCAGCGGGGTCACGGCCGTACCGACGCGCATCTTCCGTGTTGATTCCATGTTTCTCCGTCGCTTCGGCCGGGATCTCTACTCCCGGGTCAGCCGTCCACTCGCGGACGTTCGTTTCCCGGCCGACGACGACGATCACGCTTGCGGTGACGATCCGGGCTTCGGTGGGCAGCGGCGAAGTTGTTTCGAAATCCAGCCCTGCGATCGGTTCGTCGATCCAACTCACGTTTGGATTCCCCTTAGCGTGTCGCGGTGTCTGCCAGTCGGCCTTCAGTGGCCATACGGTATGTGTCGCATGGCCAGCGGTCGCGACATTCCACGCAGTAGTTTCCGACTAACCCGCCTCCTGCACTCTCCCGGCAATGCCACGTGGCGATTCGATCCAACCGCAGCTGGAGTTCTGCAATAGCGTAGGCGTCTCCGTGTGCGCCGATCACTGCCGCGCGAGCTTCCGCTAGTGCCGCCTGCTCGTCGTTGAGCAGCGCGGAGAGTCCCGTGACGGCCAGGGAGGCGACTTGGACCTGCCAGGGTGCGACGATCCAGTCAGGTGAACCCACGGGAGTTATTGCGAAAGATCCACCTTGCGCTTTAGCTGACGCTAGTGCCTCGTGGATCGCCTCGTGCGCGGCCTGCAGCACGTCAGGGGTGAGCATGGTCATGGGGAGCCTTCCGGTGAGGTTGGCAGGGTAGGTGGCGGGTCTGACATGCCAGCCCGCAAGTGACGCAAGCTGGGTAGATGTTGATCCAGCAGCCACAGGATGTGAGCGTTCGCGGAACGTCGCTCCCGTGCAGCCGCCAATTTCAACCGCTCATGGAGATCGTCCGGGAACCGCACGTTCAGGTTGGACACGGTGCCAGTGTAGGGCTAGAGTGGTGCCGTGTCCAACCCACCTCCTGGCATCCCGCACCGCCGTCATCCCTGCCCACCCCTGCCCCTGGCGGGTAGACGTGGAGCCCGGCCGGTTCCCGCTCTGCCGCTACGAGGCTCTGCGCGCGACGTCAGGTGCCCCGGGCCGGGAAGCTCCCCTCAGTGCGCCCATGTTCGCCTGTCACAAGACTGCGGAAGGTGCCGAGCAGGCGTGCGCAGGATGGCTGGCCGCGGTCGGTCGGAAGCGCATCGGAGTGCGTGCCGCAGTGGCGCTTGGCCGTTTGCCGGTCTCGGTCCTGGACCCCGGCGAGGGCTGGCCGCAGCTGCACACTGGGTATGACGAGATGGTCGCAGCGAAAGTGATCTACTGAAAGGGGCTCTCGTGAGCGAGCGCACGGAAATCAATGGTGTACCCGTTGAGATGTATGGCACATGGTGCCCACACGGCCACCATGTCTTTGTGGTCAATCCAGCTGACACTCGTCCGAACCCGACGACGATTGCGGCTGACCCGTGGCCATGCACTCAAGGGTGCACTGCGGAAGGAATTAACGCTGAAATGGAAGCCGAGATCGACGAATGGCTAAACCCATGAGTCTTCCACCTAATGAGATGAGGATGTAGCGTCGTGACAGCTTTCGATCCGCAAACTGCGACTGAGAATCAAGTATTGCGGAATAAGGCATATTGGCAAGCTCACGATATCGCCGATGAATTAGGGAAGCTTGCTACCAGAATAGCTCATGAAGCTGCGCCGCTTCGCAATGAATCACGTCCAGCGGCTTCCATTGTCGCCGATGTGGTCAATGCGTACACTCAGGGCAGTAATGCTATCGGCGCGATATTCTGGTCGATGATCCGCGAACTTGAGCGAATGAAGTGATGAGCCTCCCGCGTATGATGAAAATCGGTGGCCTAGATTACTCTATGACCAATTCCGGAATTGCAATCCTGACTCGTCGTGTCACTGGTGAATGTGTTATGCACACTACTACGGTTCGCAGTACTGGTCATCGCGGGGATTCGCTGCCTGTTCGTCGGCAGAGATTGGCTACTCTTGCCGCCGACGTGGTGCACCATCTGGGCACCTGCGACCTGGTCGTCATTGAAGGTGTCATCCGCGGGGCGACGGGGGCGCTGCTGGACCGCTACGGTGGACTATGGTTCATCATGGACCCGCTCATCCGTCGCGAGGTTCCGATCGCTGTAGCCGGTCCCGGTTCCGCTAAGAAGGCGATCACGGACAACGGTCGGGCGGACAAGGCGCTCATGTCCCGATACATCACGAAACTCTGGCCGGACCTAGAAACGGCTAACGAGCATGAAAGCGACGCCGCGGGGCTAGCGCATCTCGGGGCCGTGGCTCTCGGATGGAACGTGTCCACTTTGGAGCGGCACAAAGCGGTGAAGTGGACGGAATGGCCGGAGTTCGGGCCAACGGCCCATCTGGTCGCATTGCCGATGGATTATGCGGAGGAGGTTTCGTGACCAGGTGGAACCATGCGTTTATCGCGGGATGCACCTTGTCGATCGTATCAGTGGTTGCAAACTCGTCGGAAGCTTATCGTCAGGTCATGGTATATGCGTGGGAGGTTTTCCTGGTCGCCTTAATCGTCGACGCCGTAATTGGTGGCTACCGGGATAGGTGATCACCTATTCGCAGGCAATGCTCCGTTCAGAATACGACAGAGGAGAGTAAATAATGGCAGGCGAAGTGACTGTGACGATTGTCGGCACAGTATGTGCTGACCCGGAGATGCGGTTTATTTCCAGCGGTGATGGGGTGGTTAACTTTACGATCGCTTCCAACTCCCGCCGGCTCAATAAGGATACGGGCAAGTGGGAAGATTCGGATGCATTGTTCATGCGGTGCAATGCTTGGCGGCAGCTCGCGGAGAACATTAACGAAAGCCTGTCGAAAGGTGACCGAGCTATTGTCACCGGTCGACTTAAGCAACGCAGCTATACGACAAAGGAAGGTGAGAAGCGTACCGTCGTTGAGCTGGAGGTCGACGAGATCGGGCCTAGTCTCAAGTGGGCTACGGTCAAGGTGAACAAGGCTACCCGTTCCGGCGGCAAGGCAACCCAGGATGACGACCAGTGGGCCTCCGCTCAGCCGGCCAAGGCGTCTGCGGGTGGTGACAGCTGGGATGATGACCCGCCGCCGTTCTTCCGGTCCGAACGGTTCGACAATGAGTTCTGACATGGGCTGCAGCAGATGGCTCGACAATGGTGCGCTATGCGGGAAGCCGGTCGCATGGGGCAGGCCGGTGACCATACTTCTCGACCCAGTACTTTGCCGGTACGGAACATATATGGCGAAAGTATGTTCCGAGCATCGGCAGGAATACGATAACGCAATGGCTGCGATGGGTATAGGGAAGTGAGTCCTGACATGGGTTCAAGTCGTGATTGACCCGGTCAGCCTCGCGGTAGGCGCTATAATCTTTCTCGGCGGCCTAGCGGCTGGTCGTCTCATTTACCGAACTAGCGTCTTAATCGGTTCAAACGTGAAGTCGCCTGTAGCTAAATGCTCGTGCGCGCATGGTTGTGGCGCGCACGAACCCAATGGCGGCGCCTGCAATGAGCAGGTTAAGCGGGCGTCAAGGTGGAATTATGAAGGAGACGCAATTGGGTACGAGTGGGTTGGTTGTCCGTGTCGCGCGTATGATGGGCCGGAGCCTCTTCCTCGGGTATGGTCTACCAACCCGCCATTATTGCCATGACTACGAGTCCTGACCCGCTATTAGCCTACGTCACTTGCCATGACCTAGCCGCTCAAGGTGCCACCTACCGGCAGATCGACCACTGGACAAACCGTGGGTGGTTGGTAGCTGCCAACTCGTTTCCAGGGTCCGGGAACCAACGGAGATACCCACTGGACCAGCTGGACGTCGTCCGTAAGATGGTGCGGCTCACTGCTGCGGGCATTGCCCCTGCAGCGGCGCACCGGGCCATCCGCGACGGTGGTTACCTGGCCGCTGGCGTACGTGTGATTATTGAAGATGAACCACAGGACCTGACCGAGGGAACGGAATGAGGAGACCGTAATGGCTAACGCAGAAGTGATCAGGGAGACCCTCGCTGTAGCGCGCGAAAACCGTCACCGGTTCAATATGAGGACGTGGATAAGCGGCCAGGGTAATCCGGACGCCACGTCCTGGCAGGAATGCGGCACGACTGCGTGCCTCGGCGGTTGGCGGTGCCTGCTCGACGGACTGCGGCCCAAGTTGTACCCGGATGGATACGTAACGACCGAGTTCATTGACCCGTCTACGGGAAAGACGGTGCACCCAGAAGACTGGGCGATGCAGCGTATGGAGCTCCATCGCGGCGAAGCTGAGGCACTACTTCAGGCTACGCATCTCGGTGATGATATTGATGCCGTGGAGAGGCTTGCAGAGCTAGTTATCTCCGGTGAATGGGTTGGATGCGAAAGCTGCGGCGGTAATGGCGGCTGCGGCGACTGCGACAACCTAGGGATCGTGCGTTATTCCGGTGGAGCTGCTGACCACCGAAGCGACGGGAGCATGTGATGGCAACTAGAAACGAGCACGGCGGCTGGGATCTCACGACCGAAGAAGCGTCCGATTTAGAACCTGCAGAGATCGAAGAAGTGTCCGATTGGGAACCTTCGGTAACTATCCCCTTCAAGCAACTATTCGACCGAGATCACTGCGATGCTCAGCGCGGGATTTACCTCTACGCCTGCATTATCTGCGGACGGATCACGCCCAACCGGATCACTCACTTACAGACCGAGCACGGAGCGACCAACGTAGATCATTAACCTGGTGGAGTCGGCGGCGGTCAGGGTCTCCGGGAGGCCTTGCATGTTCACCTGGCACTGTGCTCTACGCTGCGGCGCGTGCTCCGTACGTCACGTCAGCCCCCCTGTTACCGCGCTCAACCGCCGACCGCGCCGGACCTGGCGCAGGTTCATGCTGACGACGAGATGCTCACCCGGCTATCCCGTAGTCACTACACGGGCACCGACGCGTTGAGCCGACGGTTCGCGGCGCTGCGAGATCGCGTGAGGGGCCAGTCGGCGGAAGATGGGCAGCCCGCGCCGTCCACTACCGTGATCTGCGCACTGCTCCTGTTGACCTTGACGTGCTTCGCGTGCGCCACGGTAGTCATGATCACCTCTAAGCGGCTCGGCGCGTTCATGCTGGCCGTGACCGTGATGCCCTTGATCGCTGCGGGAGTTATCAGCAGGTGGGTCAGGCTAAAAGGTTAGTTTCACCTGGACGGATGCACTAACGACGGCTCTAGCTGTCTACGCGAATGCCATGGTCCTCCAGCTTAGGTTACTATCGCGGTCACTAACCACTCACCGCTTAGGAGGCGCATCATGGCCCAGGTAACCACCGTCGAGTTGATCGACGACCTGGACGGTTCGGCCGCAGAGGAGACAGTAAAGTTCGCGCTGGACGGCAAGCCATACGTCATCGACTTGTCGGGGCATAACGCGGGCGTGCTCCGCGACATCCTCGGTGACTACGTGGGCGTTGCCCGCCTTGACCCTGAGGCGCTACTGGCCGCTGGTCGTTCTCGTGTGACCCGTAAGCCGGGTAGCGGTGCTCCCGCAGCCAACCGCGAGCAGACCGCCGCTGTGCGCGAGTGGGCACGGCGCAACGGCCACCAGGTGTCCGACCGGGGCCGGATCTCTGCCACTGTGCAGGCCGCGTTCGATGATGCGCACCGGTCCCCGCTCGCGGTAGCAGGGTGATTTACCGTGCGTAAAGAGCTGAAGATCACTGAAGAGGAGTTATTCATCGCTAGGCGGGGTGTGAGTACCCGTTGCGCCATCGCTGCGGCGATCATGACGCAGGTGCCGTCAGCGCGCCGGATCAAGGTCGACCAGTCCGAGATCTCGTGGTTGGATGTAGAACGTAACGAGCGGCTGGTGTTCCGGACACCACCGAGTGCACAGGAGTTCGTGCGGCGCTGGGATAATGCGCAGGAAGTCGCTCCGTTCACTTTCGTGCTCAGTGACGCCATGCTGCTCGCTCGACGGAAACCCAAGGTGCGTTCTCGGGAAGCGCGGATCGCCGCGCCGCTACGATCCACGCCCACTAAGAGACCTGGCCTGCTCATGAATCGGCGTGAGGAGAACTGCGAGGCATGATCCCGTGGCTGACCAAGCTTGGTCAGTGCCTAGTTTGCGGTGGTCGCGGTGGGTATCCTGGTCCCGGCTGCACGATTCTGTGCGGTCGATGTGAGGGTACTGGTCGAGATCTGGTTCGTAGCTCGGACTGGTATATGGATTTCGTGTTACCGCAGCAGGCCACGCAACCCTGACCAGCTCCCGCGCGTCTAGTCATCGTCATCGGTGGCGCGGCGACGGGAGTGCGACATGGGGGATGGCCAGGTGAGCGTCCGGCGGCCGAGGCGTTGGTCTGGCGGCCGTCTTCGCGCGGGCCGATGATCCCGCAATGCCCGCTGACGAGCGTCCAGCCGGATCGTGCCTGACGCACTTGCCCCCAAGGGAGGGGCGAGTTCCGCGGCGCGCCGATGATGGCTACTGCACCTGCTCGGACTGTTGTGCCCGGCTGCATCGGTGGTTGTCCCCCGTCGCGGTCGATGACGCTGGTCGACCGGATGGTATCCCTGGCCTGTACGCGACACTCAACCCTCGACCGGGCTCCGGTGGGGACACTGGCGGTATCCGGGCCCCCGGCTTCGGGTCCCGCTCGCCAGCGAATGATCACGTGCTAGCAATGCGGGATGCGCGCACTGCGCAGATCGATCCCGGTGACCCGGCGGCGGCCCCGGCGGTGTTGCGGCAGTGGGTGCTCTACGTCTGGGATGAAAGATTCGACGACGCGGCGCTGGACCAGCCGGACTACCGGGCACGCCGCGCCGCGCTGCCCACGGCCGTGGAGCCGGCCGCGGTGTGGCTTGCGCGGCAGATGGATTGGCTGACGCGGCGTGAGGTCGTCATTGACTTGTTCGATGAGCTGCGCAGTCTGCATGCCCAGCTGCGATCCATCGGGTCCAGACGCCGACCGATTGGTGCTTGTCCGAATATGGTTGACGATGGCGGCTCTACGCGACGCTGCGGATCGATGCTGTACGCGCCGCGGACGGGCGACTGCATCCGGTGTTATGCGTGCGGCCAGGAGTGGCCGCGGGCGGCATGGCTCCGGCTGGGGGACCTGCTGTCGACGGTGGACTAGCGGGTGGTCGGGCCGCGTAGGCGACTGGTCGACGCTACGGTCGCTGCGCTGCATATCCGGCAGACGTACGGTGTGACGGTGGCACCATCGACCATCCGGTCATGGGCAACTCGCGGCCACATTGCCCGCTACGGCACTGGCCGGCGCGGCGCGCACTACGACCTGGATGAGGTGGATTGCTACGCCAGTCAGCGGTTCGATCACCAGTGATGTTGCGGATCGTCTTGATCAGGTGCCACACTAGGATCTCTGGACCGGATTATGTCCACTTGCTCCCGATGTTCTCGCCAGCGGCGTGCTCACCGTGTGCCACCTTCCGTTCGTCGCGCTCCGAGAATTGCCCTATTTTCAAGATCAAGCGCACGTTGCGGGGTCTTGACAGGCAGGGTATGATCAAGGCACGCCTAAAAGGCTCTTGATCATCCCCCTGGCAAGACGCAACGTGACCTGCGGAAACGTATTTTTCGCTTCACGGGGCCGCGTGGACCGATCTACCTGCGGAAACACCGTGATTTCGCGATCTTCCAGGACTGCCGTGGACCTATCGTGGACCAACCGTGGACCAACCGTGGACCAACCCGTGGACCAATCCTGACGCCACCTGAGTGACGGTGCCGTACGCGGGTGAGCGGAGGTGCCAGGTGGTGATACTTGGCCTAATCTTGATCCTTCTAGGATACTTCCTGCCGATGTCGATCCTGGTAACCATCGGGTTGGTCTTGCTTGTGGTCGGCGTTGTCCTCGTGCTGCTCGGTGCGACCGGGCACCCGGTAGGAGGCCGTTCGTACTGGTATTAACTTGATCACCTACCGGGACTGTCTTGCGGAGGTGATCATGAGCCCCGCATGGTTCGACGGCGGCCAGATGCTCCCCCCGGCCCGCGGCACCTCACGGGAGCGTCACGCAGCGCGTCTCACCTGCGCACGGGCCGCACAGGGTGACGCTGACAACCTGCGGCTGTACTTGAACGTCTTAGCGCTATGGCCTGCCCAGGACGTCGATGTCACCTACACCGACACACCGACAGTCTGGGGTGCTGACTACATCTCCCGTCGCAGCGGGTTGAGCGACTGACCAGCGTTGCTACTTGATCGAGAGGACCTGCACGTGTCCCGCTTCACCCGGCTCGCCGCTGTAGCAGCCGTCATTACTCCCCTGGCCGCCGTGTTGCTCGCCGGTCCCGCCAGCGCGCACACCGTCTGCCCCCGCACCCTGCTGTGCGCACCGGTCGATGCTCCCCTCGTCGACGTCGATGGCCCACTGCTCACCTCGCCGCTGGTCACTGGCGTCAGCGTGACGGGGGACGCCAAGTGAGGATTCCCCTGGTAGTCGCAGGTGTTGCTAGTGGAGCTGCCCTGGTGTTCGTCGCCGCCGCGCTGCCAGCGCAGGCCGCGTCCAGCGGGTCAGGGTCGGGATGCGTGAAGGCGCAGCAGGAGCTCAACGCCATCATCATCAACTCGGATAACGCGTCGATCAAGCAGCACGCCGAGATCATCGCCAAGTGCAAGGTGACTCATGTGCCGACACCCGCACCGACGCCTGCGCCTACCGTGGTCCCGACGCCTGCACCGACTACGGTTCCGGTCCCCGCGCCGACCACTTCGCCGGCCCCGGTCACGATCATTAACAATCCGCCGGCGGTAACCGTAGTACAGCCGCGTCAGCCTGCGCCCCCGGTGGTCGTTAATCAGACGGCACCTCGTGTTGTGCGGCAGGCCCCGCCGCCGGTCGTGGTTAACGACGACCTCACCGTTACGCACTGATCGACATGCGGACAATGACGAACGCTGAAATCTTGCTGCCCCGCAGCGATCACCCGGTTATCGACTACACGCCGATCTTCATTGAGCAGATTCTATCCACCATCGGCGGGCATTTCGACCGGCACCAGGTGACGCACCACGACCTCGTATTCGCGATCCGGCGGATCGAGAAGAAGCTGGACATGCTCGTGGCGGCCGTGCAGGGCCTTGCGCAACCACGTAACGAACCGAGCGCCGAGCAGGCTAAGGCCCCGGACGCGCTTATCGTCACAGGCCCGTCTCCGGCTCCGCCGGAATGATTCAGGTGGTTGAGCACTCAGGGCTGGAGTCGTATGTCTAGCCCTGAGTACTTCCTGACGCTACTGATTGCGTTCGGTATCCCGCGGTAGCTACAGCGGTGCACGCTAACGAACGCCACGCCGGCTGGCCCCACCACCCGCAGGTGCCCACTCGCCGTCAACGTCCAGGTTCCCCGCGCCGCTTCGACCGCTGTAGCGATCGCCCGGGCGTGCTTACTGAGCTTGTCCGGCCGGCTGCTGCATCTTCGTGGCATGCCGCCATGGTCGCATAGGCAGCCGGGGCAGGGGTGATCATGTCTAGTGTCGATCCCTCCATAAGTCTGCCGTCGGACGTGCCGCCGCAGAACCATCAGCATGATCGGCTCGCCGGTCGCAACGGCGAGATCTGGCGGATGTACACCTCTGGCCTCACTCAGCAGGCCATCGCCGCGCGACTCGGCATGCACCAGAGCAGCGTGTCCAACGTGCTCAAACAGGTCCGCGATGCGTTGCCAGCTGACGAGCGTGACGACTGGCGGATCATCGCGATTGAGACGCTACGGGAGCTGCACGCCGTGGCCGTGGAGATCGTCCGGTCCGACCCGCCGCCGACGTTCCACCAGGGGGAACCGTTGCGGGACGAGAACGGCGAGATTGTGCGTGACGCGTCCACCCGTCTGGTCGCTATCGACCGGCTGATCCGTATCCAAGAGCGCGCTGCCCGGGCGCTCGGAACCGATTCGCCGGACAAGCTACAAGTGGGTGCGACTGTGCGTTACACGGTGAATGGGGTTGATCCGGAGGCGTTGAAGTGAAGTGACTGCCACTATCACTCACGAATACACGCCGCGTGGCGCTGCGAAAGAGTTGTTTGTCCGGCGGGATCCTGAATTGCTTATCTGCGGTCCATCGGGGACTGGCAAGAGCCGGGCCGGACTCGAAAAGTTGCACATGATGGCGCTGCTCACTCCGGAAATGCGCGGTCTCATTGTTCGCAAGACGCGGGAAAGCCTCGGCACTTCGGCGCTGGTAACGTGGCGAAAGCATGTAGCGAAAGAAGCCATTGCAGCCGGGATCATGGACTTCTACGGTGGTTCAGCGGAGGAACCGGCGCAGTACCGATATAAGGAAAACGGTTCCATTGTCGCTATTGCGGGGTTAGATAAGTCGTCTAAGGTGATGAGCACGGAATGGGATTCGATCTTTGTTCAAGAGGCGACAGAGCTCACGAAAGATGACTGGGAATCCCTGACCACCCGGCTCCGTAATGGTCGTACCTCATTTCAGCAGTTAAGCGCCGACTGCAATCCGGATGCGCCGACGCATTGGCTGAAGCAGCGATGCAATGAGGGCACTACGGTGCTGCTGGAATCGCGACACGAGGACAATCCGCTCTACTTTGATGACAACGGGAGCATGACGCCCAAAGGCGTCGATTACATCCGGGGGAAGCTCGACAAGCTCACTGGCGTGCGGTACCTGCGGCTACGTAAAGGTCTCTGGGTCGCCGCCGAGGGCATGATATTCGAGGACTGGGATCCGGCGGTCCACCTGGTCGACCGGTTCGAGATACCGGACTCATGGCCGAGATATTGGAGCGTTGACTTCGGGTTCACCCATTCTTTCGTCCTGACCCGGTGGACCGTGGACCCGGACGGGCGGCTGTATTGCTACGGCGAGCAGCACCAGACGAAACGATTGGTCGAGAATCATGCCAGGGACACGCTGTCCATTGTGGCACCCGGTGGGATATGGCGCGAGCCTAAGCCGCGGGCAATTGTCACAGATCACGCGGCGCAGGAACGGGCCACGTTAGAACTCCATCTCGGACTATCTACGGTACCTGCCACTAAAGCGGTGGATGGCGGTATTCAGCTGGTAGCCGCCCGGATGCAACGCGCCGGGGACGGTAAACCTCGAATCTTCATTATGCGAGACAGTTTGCATTATCGTGATCCGGAGCTGGTAGAGGCCAGTCAACCCACGTGCTTAGCTGAGGAGATCCCCGGCTACTGCTGGCAGGAGAATAAAGAACGGCCAATCAAGGAGCGCGATGATGCGGTCGACACAATGCGCTACGTCGTAGCTGAGCTGGACAGCGGTGTCCGGCCCCGCGTGCGATGGCTGTAGGGTGGTCGGCGTGACCATCTATTCGTCTGATTTGCGCTCTATTATCGATTCGCCGTTAGCGACAGCTGGAGCGGATCAATGTTCATCGTTGGATGGCTTCGGCACACCAGTAACAATTGAATACTGTGGTTACTTAATCCCGGCGAATGTCAGTGATACTCGATTCATGGAGTCGATGGCAATAATCAGTAACCGAGTCATTGAATCTGCAGTGAATCATCAAGACGCTTCCCGTCCCGACACTTCGCAACCCTACTTCCTAGATCTGATCGCCCGGATAGACGATGTAACCGGCGAGCGGGGGTAGCATCCTCGGATGCCACGCACCCGTGTCACCTTGAGCTTCCTGGGCAACCCCGGCGTCGGTCCACTCGTGATCGTCGCGCTGTCCCTCGTCGCGGGGATTATCGGTGTTTGGGGCTATGACTGGCGCTGGGGCATGATCGCCATTATGGTCGCCGGCCTAGTGTTCGTGGCGACCACTGAGTGGTGAGCCCGATGGTCCCGCTACCGTTTGTGAATCTTACGACCGCGGGGCGGTGGCCACACCATCTGCAGCCATGATCTCCGCCGCGGTTTGGCCGTGGTTAGTGAATAGATCCACTCCGCGAGGGTGGGTTTGCTCGGCGCCCGGTGCTTACCAGTCTTGCCGGGACCGAGGAGGATCACGGTTTCGCGGCTGGCAGATTCAGGTTCATTTAGCACAGTAGACGTCGATTCTTCAGGGATTGTGGGGAACGCCATTGATTCTCCTATTACCGATGTCGATGGCCTAGGCCGGGATGGGCGCAGCGTACTGGGCGGCTAGCTGCGGCTGATGGGTAGCTGAGACGGGAAGCTTAGCGTGTTACCACGGAGGTGCCCAATTGTGACCGAGGTCCGCAATATTGCTCCGGGTGTCTGGACGCGGCTACCAAACGGGATCACCATCATGCAACCGGACACGCCTCGCGAGGACGCGACGTGCACCGTGGCCAGTGACGGAACCGTGACGCTAAGCAGTGGTGCAACGTGGCGCGTACGGGTGTGATCAATTAAGTGATGTAGGCTAGAACGATAAGTGCCCCGGTAGCGTGCCATCGCTCCGGGGCAGTCAACCTGGTCAGAGCAGGTCAACGTGGACGAGTCTAGCTCAGCTGAACGATGGTTGCCGATCCCCGGCTGGATCGGTCTTTACGAAGCGTCGGATCTCGGCCGAGTCCGCAGCCTTGATCGAGTTATGACACTTACCAATGGAGAGAAGCGCCGCTATCGGGGACGTGTGCTCGTCCAGTCCATAGATCACTACGATCGGCGAGTGGTGACACTCTATTCAGCTGGGTTCAAGACAACACTGAAAGTGCATACTTTAGTGCTGAAAGCGTTTACCGGGCCCCGACCGCTGGGAATGGATGGTTGCCATAATGAGGACAATCTAGCGGATAATCGAATAAGCAATTTGCGCTGGGATACCCGTCGTGAGAATGCGCTTGATACGCAGCGCCACGGAACCAACTATTACCGCAATTTGATCAATTGCCCCTTTGGTCACCCGCTGAAGTCGCCGAATCTAGTGGCGTGTATTGCGGCGCAAGGTAAGCGATCGTGTTTAGCTTGCAGCCGGGCACGTGAAAGATATTGGTATTGGTCGCATCGCGGCGTTGAGTTGGACTATCAAGCCATGTCGGATGGGTATTACCGGAAGATCATCGCCACCTAGGCCAGATCACGGCTCCGGATAGGAGTCGTATGCGTACCGCCCTGTCTGGCCTGCTGCGGCCCCGCAACGCGGACTTCCCCACCCGGCACATCACCGGCGGGCTGTCTCACCTCATGGGCTCCGGCGCGTCGCGCGTGATGGAAGCGCAGATGGCCGCGATGTCCAGTGTCTCGACACTGTTTGCCATCGTGGACCTCCTGGCCAACTCAGTGTCGATGGTCAACTGGCGGCTGTGGCGACTCGCGCTCAGCGGAAAGAAAGAAGACCGGGTAGAAGTCACCCGCCACCTTGCGCTGCAGGTGTTGAGCAAGCCTAACCCGTACATGCCGCGGCAGGAATACGTAGAGGTCGGTCAGCAGCATTTCGAGCTGACCGGTGAGAAGTGGACCGTCATCGTCTCCGACGGTCGTATGAAAGGTGTCCCCACTGAGCTTTGGCCAATCCGTCCGGACCGCATGGAGCCGGTCCCGAGCAAAGAGGACTACCTGCACGGCTACATCTACACCGCCCCCGACGGAGAAAAGATCCCGCTGCAACTCGACCAGGTGATATTCGAGCGTCGGCCCAACCCACTGGACCCCTATCGCGGTATGGGGCCGGTGCAATCGCTGCTCACAGATCTCGACGCCTCGAAATACAGTGCACGATGGAACCGCAACTTCTTCCTTAACTCGGCCGAGCCCGGCGGCGTGATCGAGATTGACAAGCGGCTGTCAGATGAAGAGTGGGATGAGTTCACCTCCCGATGGAACGCGCAACACAAGGGCGTGGCGAACGCGCATCGGGTGGCGGTCATCGAATCCGGCAAGTGGGTGCCGCGCGCTTTCAGTCAGCGCGACATGCAATTTACGCAGCTCCGCATCATCACCCGCGACACCATCATGGAAGCGTTCCGGATTCATAAATCAATGCTGGGCATCGCCGATGACGTGAACCGCGCCAATGCCGCAACTTCACGGATCGTGTTCAGTGAGTCACAGCAGGTGCCGCGGTTGGAACGCATGAAGGGCTCCCTCAACGCGGAGTACTTGCCAATGTTCGGGAAGGCCGCAGCCGGGCTGGAGTTCGACTACGATTCGCCGGTTCCACCGAACGCTGAAGATGACCGGGCTGACCTCCTGGCCAACGCGCAAGCCGCGCTTCATTACATTCAGGCAGGGTACGACGGCCAATCCGTGATCGAAGCGTTGAGCTTGCCGGATTCCCTGGTCTGGAATGGACCCGCAGCACCTCCGCCTATCTCTGTTACCGCTGAGCGGGTAGCTCCGCTGAAAGCGATCAACGGGGCCACGTGACCGCTACTGCCGCATGGCCACTTCAGCTATAGTGTGGCACTATGAGTTACATTCGGTTCGGAGAAGAAGATAGCTCAGTCTATGTGTACGAGCACGTGAACGGTTGGATCGACTGCTGCGGATGTTCGATTCTGCCGGACTGCGGCAAGTTCTACACGAGCGAAGCCGCTGCGGCGCATTTAAGAGAGCATCTGGCGGCAGGAGACCATGTGCCGGACTCGGTGTTCGACGACGTGAAGTATCGACCGCAACGTTAACCAAACTACAGAGTTGCCTTCATGGCCGCAATTGCTTCAGCAGTAAATTGCCATACGAATGGCGGATCGTTAAGTGAATCCAGTGCATGGAAACGCATCGAAGTGTGACTGAACTCTATTATGCCGCCAGGTGGTCGTGTAAATTTACATGGATACCAACCGGTGAGTTTGGACAATAACAATACTTGTTCCCAGGTGGGATAAAGAACACCAGCTTCCCACATGTCAACGTCGGGTTCAGTTGTGCCACATGCTATGTCGACTTCCGGTCCATCCAGACAGTGAAAGTCAAGCGACATAGTAATGTAGTGGGGAACGAGCAGGCCAGCGGCCCATTTTGCTTTAGCTGTCCTATCGGACGCCGTACGACTCTCTTGTTTACGAGTTCGCTCAGCTGTGGATCGAAAGTCTCTGCTCTGCATTTCCCGCGAGGTCAGCTGTACCCCAGCCTTGCCCCATCTTCGTTTCGCTGATTGAGGACCACTCTTACCTGAAGTCATACCGCCTATTCTACATTATTATGAAAGTGGCCGAAATGCAGACGGTAGTAAACGGCGCGCTATCGGTGCACCATACTGATACGGTCGACACTCCCTGGGATGCGACGGCTGCGGTCGCGGCGATGCCGAATGATCCGGCGGTACTGAAATACTGCCACGCCTGGGTAGACAGTAACGGTAAGCCTGACGCTAAGGGTAGCTACAAGTTCCCGCACGCGACGAAAGACGGCGGACCCGCGAACCTGGCAGCCTGCCGCAACGGACTCGCGCGCTTACCCGGATCGAACATCCCCGCCGCGGACAAGCCCGGTGTGGAGCGGCACCTGAAAGCGCACCTCGCCGACGGTGGCAGTGACGCCGACAACCATCACCACCATCACGTCACGGGAGGTGGCCGCATGGATGCGCAACGCCGTGAGTGGTTCCAGATCCGCAACGCTGACGACGGGCCGACGCAAGTTTACTTGTACGACGAGATCGGCGGTGGCGGATGGTTGAGCGACGGCATCGCCGCAGCGGATTTCGTGACTGAGCTGACCGCTATCAAGGCCAGCGCGATCGACCTGCACATCAATTCACCTGGTGGTGACGTATTCGATGCGATCGCCATCTACAATGCGTTGCGTCGGCACCCGGCGACCGTGACATCCTACATCGACGGTATCGCCGCGTCAGCTGCATCATTCATCGCGCAAGCCGGCGACAAAGTAGTGATCGAACGCAACGCGCAATTCATGCTGCATGACGCCAGTGGGATGTGCTGGGGTAACGCCGCGGACATGGCGAAGATGGTGGATCTGCTCAATAAAGCGTCCGACAATATCGCGGACATCTACGCGCAGCGCTCCGGTGTTGACCAGTCAACGTGGCGTGACGTGATGAAGGCCGAGGCCTGGTACTCCAGCTCTGAGGCAGTGCTCGCCGGCCTTGCGGACAGCGTGGCCGAGCAGCCGGTGACCACCGACGCCCGGTTGCGCGACGTGTCCCGGTTCGACCTGAAGGCCCTAGGTGCCCGCTACGCAAGCCGCGGCGAGGCTCCGGACCCGCCGCTGCCGTCGATGCGATTGGCAGCCGCGACGCGCGATCTAGCGCCCGCCGTGGCCGATTCTGGGCTCACCGCTCCCGCCGCTGCGGTGACGCACTCGGTTCCGCGCCCAGCTGCGCATGCTGAGTCGGACGTGATGGTGGCGCAAGCTCCGGCTCGCACGTTGACCGCGTTCGAGCAGGAGATCGTCGACGTGGTGCGCAGTGGGTTCCGGGCCAGGCAAGAGCCGCCCACGCCACCACCGGTAGCGCTGGAGCCTGCGCTCGTGGACGAGCCTGTGTCCACCGCAGCACCGGAAGGTTTAGCGCCGTTCGATCCGGCTGTCTTTCGTGCCGCGGTGAAAGCCGGGTTGCGGGCCCACTAGTTCTCAACATGTAACCGATTCGCTATTCACGACCTCACCTGCCGGCGGGGTTATTCAGCATGACTAAACCCGCTCGGGGAGGATAACGAACAATGACCGCGCCCACGCTTGCCATTCCCACCAACTCCACGGAGCTGGAAGAGTGGATCGGCGACTCCGCACGGATGCAGACCGTGCTCGCCGATAAAGCCAAGTTCCAGGAACTCATTCAGAACTACGTGGCCACGATCCGGGATAAGGATCCCGCGATCCAGGCGCAGATCGAGCAGCAGAAAACCGATCTGATCAATGCGCACATTGAGACCGAAGTGCAGCTCGCGCTGGCGAACGCGCTGAAAGATGACCGCAAGCTGACTCGCCCAGACATGACGCCGGCCCCCGTCGGCCGCCAGAAAGGTGTCTACCCGCGCGCGTTGGGATCCTCGGTCAACGGGGTATTCGATAGCGCGGTCGACCTGTTCGAGGCCGTGTACCGGGGCACTCCGGCGGATAAGCTTGCGCAGCTGCGCAACGCTTTCGGTTCCCAGGTGCCGTCGGATGGTGGGTTCCTGATTCCCGAAGTGCTGCGAGCCGAGCTTATGCGGGTGGCGCTGGAGTCCGCAGTGGTCCGGCCGCGGGCCCGGGTAGTGCCGATGGACAGCCTGCGCGTGCCGTTCCCAATGATTGACTCCAGCACCGACGTGGGCAGTGTATTCGGTGGCGTCACGGCCTACTGGACGCAAGAGGGTGCCAGCCTCAACATCGTCAGTCCGTCGTTTGGCCGCGTGGTGCTGGACGCCAAGAAGCTGACGATCTACACCGAGGTCCCGAATGAGCTGATCCAGGACTCGGCGATCTCCATTGAGCCGCTGATTAACGAGCTCATGCCGGAAGCGTTGAGCTTCTATGAAGACGACGGTTTCATCAACGGCAACGGCGCTGGTGTGCCACTCGGGTTCATCAACGCTGACGCCGCGGTGCAGGTGGCGAAGGTGGTAGGCCAGACCGCAGCGTCTATCCTCTGGGAAAACATTGTTGGATGCTACGCCCGTATGATCCCCTCTTCGCTGGGCCGGGCCGTGTGGGTTTGCTCTATCGACACCTTCCCTGAGTTGGCCACCATGGCACTGTCGGTGGGTACTGGCGGAAGTGCGATCTGGATTAACAACGGCACTGTGGGGCCGCCGATGACGATCTTGGGCAGGCCAGTCTTGTTCACCGAAAAGACGCCTGCGCTTGGCTTGGCCGGGGACGTTAATTTCGTCGACCTTGGCTACTACCTGGTGGGCGATAGGATGGCGATGAGCGTGGCACGGTCCGATGACTACCGGTTCGGCAATGACGTGGTTGCGCTTAGGGTGATTGAGCGTGTGGACGGAAGACCTTGGATCTCCAGCTCCATCGTTCCACGCAACGGTGGCCCTTCGCTCTCACCGTTTGTCAAGATCAGCGTGCGGTCCTGATCAAGATGAGTGCGCTATCTAGTACTGTACCATGAGCGCATAAGGTCCCGGCGAGCGCAACAACGCTCCCGGGACGTGGCCGATCGGTAAGGGATCGACATGACTCAGGGTAGCAGGAGTTCAGCGGGCAGGGAACAGTCTCCATGGTCTTCGGCGAAGTCTTCATGGTCCGCCATGAAGAGGCGTTGTAACTACACTGGCAGTATCAACTACAAGTATTACGGTGGCCGAGGCATCAAGGTTTGTGATCGGTGGATGAAGTTCGAGAACTTCTATACCGACATGGGCGAACGTCCGGTTGGACATGAGCTTAGCCGCATCGACAATGACGGCGATTATGAGCCTGGTAACGTAGTCTGGGAATTGAAACTCAAGAATCTCGCAGATCGAAATGAGCGAGGTAAATGGAAGACTAGAGGATACGGCCTAGGCGCAGAAGAACGACGTGGGCAAGTTCGGTCTTACCACTCATGGAATAGTATGCGGAGCCAGTGCAATAACCCGAATGACCCTAAATACTATTGTTATGGTGGATGCGGAATCATTGTGCACCCGCGCTGGGACAGCTTTGACGATTTCTACGCAGATATGGGCGCCAGACCAGTCAACATGGTATTAGGGCGAATCGATAAAAGCGGTAATTTCGAACTTGATAACTGCCGCTGGATGACGCCTAAGGAACGGTCTGCTAATCAGCGACCGCAACGTCGACGCGATATCTGCAAGAATGGTCATAAGTTCGCCGAAGTGGGCGTCTATGAACGTCAGAGCGGAAAATATTTTGTGCGACAGTGCAAGCAATGTGCGCTAGATAGAGCTAATGCGCGACATATCGCGATGACGCCGGAACAGAAGCTAGCGGATAACGAACGACGTAATGTGAATCGCCGTAAACGTATGGCGGCTCGCTGCGAACGTTCGGAGTAAGCCGGTGGATAACACATAAAGAACAGGCCGCTAATAAACGGCGTCCGATCAAACAATAGAGAAGAGGCGCTAAATGCGTGGCCTAGGGCGACTGTTTAATGCGCAGGTGTCAGCGACTACCGCTGCTGTCCGCGTCAACCTGAAGAATGCGCAAGCGGTGACAATTTTCGCGTACAATGCAACATCCGGTGTGGCCACCATCCAGGAGTGCAACGCTGCTTCGGGTGGTACCGCACAGAACCTCGCGGCGATCACCACGTATTACACGAGCGTGTCCGGTGTGTGGACGAAGGTCACGCAGGTGGCGGCGGCAACATTCACCCTGGTCACGGGTGGACTCGCGGCCGTCGAGATCGACGCGACGCAGCTCAGCGCCGGCTTCACCTACATCACCGCGAGCCATGCTTCCGGAAGCTTCCTGATCCTCCCGCATGGTCTGACATCGCAGCGCAAGCCGGAGAGCCTGGTAGGTGCGTCGCTGTGAGCAGCTTGCTGAAGAACACCGCGCTGCGGACCCTTGACCTGGGAACCAAAGTTGAGGCACCTGCAGCGGTACTGCCCGCCACGGCGACAGCGAACATCTTCACTGTCGCTGGTGGACGTGTCGCCATCACCGGTCTGGTCGGCGTCTGCACCACGGTCTGCAGTGCTACGGCGACCACCTTGGCTCTGGGTACCGCGCCCACCGTGGGCACCGCGAACACCACGGGCCTCACGTCAGCCACGGCCATCACCTCTAAAGAGGCCGGCACGATGGTGAGTCTGCCGCCTGCGGTGGGCAGCGGTCTAGTAGTCGGGACGAACGCGGGTGTTGCGGCTCAGCTGTCCGGCCAGGGAGCATGCGTCGTGTCCGCCGGCACGATCACGATCACGACGAGTGCCACGAACACGGGGGCTTTCCGGTGGACGCTCACCTACATCCCGTTCGATGACGGCGCGTCGGTCGCCGCGTCCTGACGATGACAGTTACGGTCTCGGGTGCGCAGGTTCGGCAACTATTGTTCGGAACCATGGTCACCCGGGCTGCTGCGAATCTACCGGCTTCCACGACGAGTGACCTGTTCATTGTGGCCGGTGGGCGAGTGTTGCTCACCGGCATCGTCGGCGAGGTGACGACCGTCATTCAGGCGCAGGCCTGCGCCTCGAAGCTGCGAATGGCGCCCATCACCGGGACTGCGGTCGACTTGTGCGCCACGCTTGACATCTCGGGCAAGGAGATAGGCACTTTACTGGGGGTGACCGGAACGTTCGCGACTGCGATGGTCGGCCCCAACGCAGGGGCCACAGTTTATCCGAGTAATCGGATCGTATTGCCGATCGGCAGTGTGCAGCTGAGTTGCGTGGCCACGAACACCGGCCAGATTAAATGGGCGATGACCTACATCCCGCTCGACGAAGGGGCCACCGTGTCGGCCGCGTAGCTCACTGCTGCCTCATCCGGTGCTGTGACGGGAGGCGGGCCGACGATGCCTCTCCCCTCCCTCTCCCTGGCGCCTTCGCTCACCCTAGCCCCCTCGTGGCCCGGGGCTCCCAACTCCACTACAGGGCCGCTACGCAACGCCACGGGAATCCTGGTCGCCTGTTCAGCGAAGGCACTGCCGCAGTCCGGTGTCTCCACATTGTTCACCGTGTCGGGTGGCCGGATTCTCTTGACATCGATAGTCGGTCTGGTCACCGTGGCGATCCAACCGCAGGCGAACAATACGAAACTCCAGAGCGTTCCTACGGTGGGAACCGCGGTCGACTTGTGCGTGACTGCGGATATTACTGGTCGGGAGTCGGGGTCGATGCTGACCCTTACCAGTGTCTTCACCTCCGCACTTCAGGTGGCGAACGCGGGTGGTGCCGCAACTCAGCTCGCCGCGATCGTGATTCCGCCCGGCGTCGTGGCGTTGAGCTGCAATGCCGGTAGCGCCGGACAGATGAGCTGGGTGGCCACGTATGTCCCGCTTGATACCGGCGCATCTGTCGCTGCTGCATAGGGGTCCGATAGTAGGACACTGCGATGGGTTAATAGTCGGGGTGGTCGATATTTGCGAATATTCAACCGCTCATTTTCTAGTATATCACTGCTGCGGGAGGAGACTGCCCGATGGCGTTATCCTATTGCGCTGAATGCACAACCGCGTACAGCAATGATCTTGCGACGTGTCCGCATTGCGGATCTCAGGAAACATGTTCAGAGGAGGCCAGGATGGCGAAGATCAGTGGCACCGGTGTCAGTCATGACCAGGGAGACGAGCCCGACGGCTGGCCGGAGAATGCCGTTGTGGGCGCTGGTAACGATATTAGCCCGCACGATCCCCTGGCCAGGTTGCAGCATGTTCCACCGGTAGCTGACCCGACTGCCGATCCTTACGAGAAGTCGGTTGATACTGGCACTGCCCGTGCAGGCCGCGTCAATGATGACGACAGGACTGAGTCCGTACGCACGAGCAGTGCCGATGCCGGTAGCAGGGGTGACAGCGATACCGACGACTCGCACGAACCGGACCAGAGCCGCGTGGATGAAGTTACCGGTGTTCCGACCCAGGAATCCGATGAATCTTCGACTGCGATCCGGTCCGATGAACCGGTACGCATCACTCCCCATGATGACCGCACGGCCGGTCGTCCCGTTTCCGAATGAGCCTGTTCTCAAACCGAGTCATCCGCCCGAGACCGGCTACCGCAAGGGGTGCCGTCGCCGTTCCGCGGCCAGTGAAGTCTAACGGTGCCACTCCTCATGCGCGCCCAGCGTTGATCACTGTTTCTCTGGGCGCGGCGAAGGCGAGAGTGAGGTAGTCGATGCCGCAATGGTACTGCCCGCATTGCACCGAAGCGGCCCGCACCGTGGATGACGCGATCCCCTACCACCGCTGCCATAGCACGAAAGGCCTGCTGACCCCGCTCATCGTGGCTGGCACGAAAGCGAAGGTCGAGGTTCGGGAACGCGAGGACTACGTGGGTAAGGAACGCGTGCAAACCAACGCCGAAGGTCGGCCTGTGATGAGTGTGGTCACAACTAGGTCTGACGGTCAAGATTGCATCATCTTCCCACCGACAGCTCACGTCATAACCGAAGCGTCCATCTAGCCCTGGGAAACATGGGCCATGGTGCGCGTTCATTAACGATCCGACACACCGGCACATTAATGAGGAGCAGTAGATGGCATGGACTGACAGTAGGATCTTCCGTGCCTACATTACAGATCAACTTAACCTCGCCACTACCACGAAAATCAAGCTCGATGGTACCGATACCCTGAAGAATGCGCTGTACGTTACGGGTGCTACCCCTGACCGCAACGTGACCCGAGCGAACACCGCTTACGCCGTTGACCAGTGGGTTGTCGGCAATGAGGTCAGCCAAGCCGTGCAGTGGCCCGTCGGTGGCATCGCACTCACCGGTCAATCACTGAACTCCGCAACCGCGAACACTGTATTCTTCACCGCTTCCAACACCGTGTCCGGATCGTCATTCACCACCACGGCCGCCGTGTTTGGCAGCCTCATCTACGACACCACCGCAACCACTGCCACCAACCAGGGGATCTGCTACTTGTATTTCGGCGGAGGCAATTCGGTCACATTGGGAACCCTAACGATCAGTTACGCTGCGTCACCAGCGGGCGTGTTCAATATCACTGTGTAGGTCACTGACCTGCGACGATGGTAGATCGCATGACCTTGAGCGTGTGATACTGTGTAAGCTATGGAACATAGTCGCTGCTCAGTCACTGGTTGTAACCGACCGTTCTACGGTGCCGGTTACTGCAACCGGCACCATCGCCAGCACTGGAAGACCGGCACTGTGCCAGTACTTGACGTGTCGTTACGAAAGTGCGTTCACTGTAAGTTGCCACTCGACCGGCATAATACCAACATCAGCGATCGTGCGATCTACTGTTCGCGAGATTGCAAAGACGCCGCCAGAAGCCTCGAACTGATCTACGAGACGCAGCGAAAGAAGCAGAATAGAACGTGCCTTCACTGTAAGCGGCCCATGGGTCAGGACAGAGGAGGCAAGGCCAAGTTCTGCTCGCTGGATTGTACCACTAAATTTCACAATCACCGGCGCGCTGCCGAGAAGTATGCTGCCAAACTAGCTGACAGGAAACCATGTAGAGGCTGCGATCAACCGATACCGGAAACGTGTCGATCAAGCGCTGTCTACTGCTCACGTGAATGTAAGGAACGGCATGATCACGAGAGCCCGCGCGCACGCGGAAACGCTTTAGAGTGGCGAAGAAGGCACTATTACAATCTTCTTCCAGACGAATTCGACGCTCTGCTCGATAGTCAGGGCGGCAAGTGCGCTATATGTCGCCTTGACACGTGGCCTGGGAAATATAACAAGCCTCACGTGGATCATTGTCACGAAACGAACACGGTACGTGGAATTCTTTGCCATAGTTGCAATGTCGGTCTCGGGAATTTTCACGACAGCATAGATCTACTAGAGGCCGCCATCGCCTACTTGAAACGGTAACGCGAGAAGCTCAGACGGGATGCGTCAGTGACCATCAACGTTCGCTCGGCAGTGAAATCCGGCGATCCCTCTACCAGTTTCAATTGCTACACCGCCCCCGCTGGCACGTTGCCCGGGGATTTGCTTCTCGGCCTCCACTTCGGCCTCGTCGCGGGCGGTAACACTGTCGCCGGTATGACGGGGCCGTCAGGGTTCACTCAGGTCGGATCCACATACGCGGACAATGACTGTATCATCAAAGTGTGGAAAGCTCCCGGGACCACAGCCACGCCCTACACGTTCGGTGGTGTGGGTATCGGCGCAGCCGGGGTACTTGCCATCGACCAAACAAACGTGTCAACACCGATACATATCTTCCCGCAGTACAACTCGGGGACTGAGATAGACGCGCAGATCGCCCCGTCCGTCGTGCCGACGATACCGGCGTTCCTGCTCATCTGTGGGTGGTGCTGCACGCAAGGTAGCGTTCCATCGTATTCCCCAGCGTGGGGCATGACTGAAAATGTGGATTTCACTGACGGGTCCACACCGTTCACTATCACAGTCAACAGTCAAGTATTTTCAGACATCTTCAGTTATGCGAACCAGCCCACAGGGACTAAATGCGCGAAACCGGGTGGCACTGAGGGGAGCACCCGGTACGCGTCGGTTACCCTCGTCGTCAGCCCGTAGCCCCATGGCTATCACCGAGGACGCGTCGACACCTGCGGTGACAACGCAAACCGGCACCGGCACCACCATCACGTCCCCCTCCTTCACCCCCCCACAGGGAACATTGCTCGTCGCGTTGGTCAGCGCCGGTAAAAGCAACAACTTCAACAACCCGCCCACCGTGACGGACACCGGCAACCATTCATGGACGCTGATCAACTGGAACAGCGCCAACACTGTCGACAATGGCGGGTTCGTCGGAGTGTATTACGCACCACAAGGCGTGACCCCGGCGGCTGTCACGGTCACTGCAACTTTCGGTGCGTTCGGTTCCGGTGGGGGCAGCATGCTCGACGTTCGCGTACTCAATGGGGCCAGTCCCGACCAGTCGACTGCGGGATACGCGAACTACGTTTACACCGTCGCCGCCGCCACCGCGAACTGTGAGATCAACGTAGTCACCACCGTCACCGGGTCCGTGGTTTACGGGATCTGTGTCGATACCAGCGGCAACGCCGCTCTCGGCGTGAACGGACTCACCACTGCGATCAACACGTTCGCTAACGCCACCGACCTCAGCCGGAACGTGACCTGGAAGTCGACGTCCGCGACCGGCGTTCCTGGCCTCACCCGGTTCGGTGGGAACTGGCCAGGGACCGCCACGAGCCTCATCCTCGGCACCGAGTTCATTCCCGCTATCCGACCGACTCCTGTACGCAATCTCCGGCAAGCGCCGAAGCGGGCTTCTTTCTACTGATGGGGTGTCGCTCGTGGCTGACCTTTATTTCGCTGCGTCCGAAGCGATCAACCTCGGCGCGGCGACTGCTCTTGTCGTGTTGGACGTGGCGATGACCTCCACGAACCGGCGCATAGCGCCAGTGGAGATCAGTGTCTCATTCAACGGGGTTTCCGCGACGGCGGTCCCTGTGATCGTGAGGCTGGTTCGTACGACCGTCGCCCCTGTGGGTGGTGGCACCATCACCCAAGCCCCGGTCCCATTGGACCCTAACTCCCCTGCGTCACTCGCGACGGCGTACATGCCGACCACGGCGAGCCCCGGTGTTTATGCGACCACCGCCCCGACCGTGGGGGTGACGCTCCGCACATGGTACGTGCCACCCACGTCCGGACAGGTGATACAATTACCCCTCGGGCAGGAGATGATATCCCCCGCGGTCGCCGGATCCGGTTTCGGTATTCAGTGTGTCGCACCGGCCGTGGTGGCCGCGATCACATACCTGACATGGCTGGAATAATCGGCTAGTGATTTAGCGGCCGGGGGTTTCTGTGGCGCGGATCGGTCGTAGCCGTCCATCGCGGGTTCGGAAAACGCGTCCGGTCCGGCTGGATAACACAGTCCCGTACTCCCCGTCCGGGACTGGTACGGCCGGTCCAGCGACACCTTCCTGCTCTTTTCCCGCGACCGGCGCTACCGGTGCCGGCGCTGCAAGTAATCCCACCGTCACGGTAACATCCAACGCCACGGTCTCCGCAGCTTCAGCGGCGGCTACCGGGACGGCGAGCAACAGTCCCTCAAGGCAAGTAGTCCTCAACCCCATCGCCGCGGCCGGTATCGGATCGGCATCCGCTACGGCCGGAATCACGTTCGCCGCGCTCACTACCGCGGGCACCGGTACCGCTGGTCCTACGTCTCCAGTGGTGACGGTTCCCCCCGCCGCAGCGGCATCGAGTGCTACAGCGTCGAATCCCGCAACGGCGGTCGTTTACCCTGCCGCTGCAGCGGCAGGTGCAGCCGCGGCAGTAACCTCGATCGCGGGAATCACCGCAAGCCCGAGCTCCGCGACTGCAACCGGTACCGGTGCGGCACCCGTACTCGCGTTGACGATCAGCTCCACGGGTGGTGGCGGTTCCGGCTCAACAGGGGCCACGGTCGGCGCCACTACCTTCACTGCTGGCATCGGTAGTGGAATCGGTACCGCGTCGAACGCTGGCAGCTCGGTTGTCGCTCAGCCCAGTGCTGCCAGTGGACTCGGGTCTACCGGCACCGCAGCCCCCGGCGTCGCGTTCACCGGGTCCTCGGCACCGGCCGCCGCGGCCGCCGCGGTTCCAGCCCTGGCAGTCACTACTTCATCCGCCGCAGCGGGATCGACCGCTACTGCGACGAACCCGCTGGCGTCGACCGGCTTTACTGTCATAGCCGCAGCGGCCAGCGGGACCGCGACCAACCCAAGCGCTCGTATCACGGTGGGGCCAGCCGCGGACGCCGGTACCGGTACAGCCACATCGCCATCGGTGACGACGGCATCGACCTGGACGGTTAACGCCGCGACTGCTGCAGGTATCGGGTCAGCTGCTAGCGCAACGCTTGCCGTTGCCATCGTCGCGTCAGCAGTCGGTGGGATTGGCTCCACGTCGGGAGCCGTCCCGGCCGTCGGTCCTACCGTGGGATCGTCGGCGGCGGCCAGCTCAACCGGGGCCGTGTCGACCGCTGTAATCGCAGCTGCGGGCAGCGCCAGTGGCAATGGCGCATCGACTGGTGCCGTCACCGCAGGCCTGGTCAGCGCGGGCTCAGCGGTTGTTACGGGGCAAGCTGGCACTAGTTCTGCCGCGGTATGGATCGACCCTGCGACTGCCAGCGGGTCCGGGACTGCCAGCTCGCCACCACTGGCAGTGGTCGACAGTCCGGCCGCGGCGGCGGCAACCGGTAACGCGAGTAACCCATCTGTCGCTTTGCTCGCCACTTCGGCGAGCGCAGCTGGCATCGGTTCAGTCGGGGCCTCGGCCGCTCAGGTCACGGTTAAGCCAAGTACTGCGGCTGCCAGCGGTGTTGCCGTCAATCCTGCTGTCACTGCCAGTAGCAACGCCACTGCACTGCCGGCCAGCGCGTCAGCGGTAGGTGCCGCGGGTCCCGTCTCTTTCGCGGTATCGGTGGCAGGGGGCGTCGCGTCGGCCACCGGTATTGCCGGTCCCGTTAGCCGTGCGGTAGCGAAGATTGCTACTTCCGCTACCGGCAACGCGGCATCGACCGGACCGGCTCTGAGTGAGACGGTTAACGCCAGTAGCGCCACGTCGACCGGTGCGGCGAGCAATGCCACCGTAATTACCGGAGTGGTTGCCTCTGCTGTCACGGCTCCCGCCATCGCTACTGCGGGTACCGCTACCGCCAGTGGCTCCAGTGCCATTACGGCCAGTCCTGTCACGGCCGCTGGCATTGGATCAACGGCGACACCTGTTCCCGCATCGGTCACCGTTTACCCGACGATCGCAGCAGGGACCGGTTCAGCCGGGAACGTCACCGGTCGGATCACGGTTGCCCCTGCAGCCGGATCAACTATCGGTGCCGCGTATTCAGCGCCGCGGCTGCTAACTTTCCAAGCCAGCTCGGCGAATGCTGCGGGCTCCACCGCTGCACAAGCGACTGTCACCGCACTACCGCCAGCCGCTACAGGTGCCGCGGTCGCCGTAAACTCCAGCGCCAATCCGAGCGCCAGTGTTATCACAGTCCATGCGGCAACGGCGTCAGCCGTCGGCATCGTGCCAGCGATCGTCAGCCCCACCTATGTAGCACCCGAGCCTACGATCGCAGGCTCCTGGTATCAGCTGGTCGAAGTATACCGAGAAGCCGCGGAGCTCAAGCGGTACGGCGACACCCGAACGCCTGTCGCATGCCCGAATGATGGACTGCTGCTCACCGGGAACAGTCATGGTCAGCTGCACTGTGCGTGGGATTCCTGGCAGCCGGGAGCCACCGATCCAGAATAGGTTAACTGAGAGCGGTGCACCGTGGGGTCCTGGTATCAGTTGTATGACATCTTCCGGGAAGCGGAGCAATTCCAGATCGATGCCGTTTCTAGTCCACCGACAGTGTGCCCGCTATGTGGAACAACGCTGAGTTTGGGGCCGGCCGGGGAGAGGCATTGCCAATTCGAGGGATGGGTTGAGGGTGATACACCGGTTAAGTGGAATGATTAACGAATGGTGAGAGGTGAACTGTGAGCGAGCGGTCCCGCACGTATGCGTGCCATAACCGTGCCTGCACTCAATACCAGATGCGGGCAACTGTATGGGGACAGCTGTGCAGTGTCCGGTTCTACAGTTGGCCGATTCTCACCTGCACGGGATGCGGACAGGTGCCGCGGATCGTCACAGACAAACCGGTGGCCGTCGACGCACCGGTCAAACCGGTGAGAAAGGTCTCGACGCGCTGACCGCTGGAGGCCGCGCTATGGCCGTAAGTGGCCGATTGCTTGACATGCTAAGAGAATACTCGCAGATGCTCAATCGTCTGGTGAGTAACCATGGTAACCGTATTGAAGGGTTGGAACATCGAATGAATGCTACCGCCGACAAGATCCTCCAGATTGACAACGCATTGAACCGGCAGGGTGATGGTCTGCGGTTGGTCGCCGACCGCTTGACCGCGTTGCAGACCCAGGTCGGAGGGTTGGACAACAGCATTGCGGAGCAGCTGACTCCTTTGATCGACACCCTCAACGCGCACGCTGACCGGTTGACTGAGCTGGCCGCTGACCCGAACAACCCGGTGCCCAATCCGGAGCCAATCCCTAACCCGGCCTGACCATCCGCCACCCGGTATCAATGAGGGCGCGGATACCGGGTGGCAGTGTTGTTTGTAAGCGGAAGTGGCCAGCGGGAACTACTTGACATCGATGGAACAGGGTGACTGCTGTGACCATTACGTCCCCCTGTTACGCGTCGAGAGACACCGTCAAACGAGCAATGGATGTCGCAAATACTGCGAGGATGAACGCTCGGATTGATCGCCTTATCCAGGCTTCATCGCGTCAGATCGACAGTACCTGCAATCGGACGTTCTACCCGTGGTCCGGTACCCGCCACTTCGACTGGCCGATCAACTATTCGGGTAGCGGAGGCAGGCCATGGCAGATATGGCTAAACGCTGACGAGCTTATCTCCGTGACCGCGGTGAGTTCCGGCAACGTAGCTATTCCGGTGGGCAGCGTGTACCTGGAACCCGCTAACTCCGGGCCGCCGTACAGTCGTCTGGAGGTTGCGCTGGCGTCGGGTGCCTCATTCTCCGGAGCGTCCACCTGGCAGCGCGGTGTGGCCGTCACCGGGTTGTACGGGTACGACAATGACGAGGTAGCGGCTGGCGCGATCGTTGGCGCGATGACCAGCTCGCAGACCGCGGTGACTGTGACCAGCTCCAGCATGTTGTCCGCCGGGGCACTGATCCGGGTTGATAACGAGCGGATGCTGGTTACGGACACGGCCATGGTCACCACCGGGGTCACGTTCACTGGGCCGATCACTGCCAGCGCGGCTGACGTGTCGCTTGACGTGGGCGGGCCGGCCAGTGGGTTCACGGTCGATGAGACGATCATGCTTGATGCTGAGCGGATGCTGGTCGTCGACATTGCCGGTACCCGGCTGGTCGTGAAGCGTGCCTGGGATGGCAGCGTGCTCGCCGCCCACTCCAATGCTCTGATTTACGCGGCCCGGTCCTTGTCCCTGATCCGCGGCTACCTGGGCACCACGGCGGCATCGCACCTCACTGGGATACCGGTGCAGCTGCACGTGCCGCCCGCACAGGCAGAGCAAGCATGCGTCGGGCTCACCCTGTATGGACTCATCACGGAACACGGCGGGATGCGCGCTACGCCGATCACTCCGCTGGGCAGTGATCGGTCGGCATCGGTGAAACGCACCTCCAGTCCGGTCGACGCATTGCTTGACGAGCTTTACTCCGCACTGGGAAGAAAAGGTCGGACACGTGTGATCTGAAAGATCGGGTGACATTGGTGACTGACGTATCCGGCCCACTTTTTCACAGCGAAGCGCAGCTGGATGGAATGCTCCACGAGATTGAATCCGCAGTCGCGCAACGCGGATACGAGTTAGTGCAAGCCAACCTGGCGGGCAGTCTGCAACATCCCCGCGGCGGATACCAGTCGACAATCAACGTGCGACATGACGGGCCGGGAGCGGAAGTCACTGACAATGGTACGAAAGTCTATAATCATTGGCTGGAGGGGACGGGTAGCAGGAATGCGCCTGCGACTATATTTGCGGGCTACCATTCGTTCCGCCGTGCCAGTGAGGAGCTGGATGCGCAAGCGGAGGATATTGCTGAGCCGATCGTGGCGCAATTCTGTGCGGCGGTGAACTGAGTGCCTAACCCTAACCTTGTGGCAATGGATGTCGTCGGCATTTTCAATGCCATCCAAAGTCACGCCATGACACTTGGCCTATTCGAGACTGTCTGTGGTCATGAGACGGTGAACGCCCCCGGTCACGGGCTGCATTATGAGATCTGGGCCGGCCCGATCGGGCCTATCCGTGGCGGATCCGGTCTGGACATCACCAGCGCTTCGGTCACCATTCAGGGCCGTGTGAAAGTGAACACGACACGGGACCCGCGGGATCTGGTCGAAACGGACCTGCTGTACGCGGTGGACCGGCTCATCTCCGAATACACCGCTAACTTCCAGCTCGGTTTGCCCGGTGTCCGCAACATCGACGTACACGGCGCATACGGGCTGGCGTTGAGCGCTAGGCCCGGGTATATCAGTCAAAGCGGTGACCTCTTCCGTGTCGCGGACATAACCATCCCGATCATCTGTAACGATGTCTGGGAACAGCTTCCATGACTTGGGCGGTGACTAGGTGACTTATCCGCTGCCAGGGACGTTCGTCGACGAAAACCTCACCGTCCCGGTGTCCGCCAGATCATCGTAAGAAGGGTGTTTATCGACGATGACTTACCCGCTACCCGGTACATTTATAAATGATTCTATAACGGTGCCCGTGTCTGCTCAGAACCTTAATGAGTTCACAGCAGCAATTATTGATCTAGATGCGAGAATCACAGCTGGTACGAATATGGTTCGCGTAGTGGCTTACACATCAATTAGTCAAGCAAGACCAGCGTGGGCGGGTTCAGTGGTCTGGCAGGGTGACATCACCAGCTTGGGGATGCCCACTAATATGATTGCTCGTAGGGATTGGACACAAGATTTTGGTCCAGCGGTCCCCGACGGAGCTAGATTCCTCGATGGTACATCCGGCAACTACGCGTCAGCGGTAGACTCAGCCTCTTTGCGCACCCCGTCTACTGCTATCACTTTAGCAGGATGGTGGAAACCAACCACAGGTGGTATTGCAGACTATGGCGTCTTCGACAAAGCGGGTAACACGGTAAGTCGAGCTGCGTCATATGGGATTGTACGTGACGGTAGTGCCGACAACCGTAATCTGCGGTTCCGACTTGGCTTGACCACGGCAGGCAACGTTACCGTCGACAATCCAACTATGTCATCGGTGCTCGCGTCGGACACGTGGTACTTTATCGCCGCGACATGGATATCTGGCGCTGCTCCTCGATTTCGAGTGTGGTCTCAAGCAGGAACTTTAGTGATTGACAACTCTGGGTCTACATTTACGGATAGCATCATTTATGGGGCGGATCAGTTCCGAGTTGGTCGAGATGATGTGGCCAGAGATGGGCGTTTTACTGCCGCGGCTATTGGCGTGCACAATGCAGTGCTCACTGACCCACAGATACAAACATGGCGTAATACGGGTGTGCCGCCCATTACGCTATCCGGCGGGTTTTGGGCATTTAACGGTTCGGGTGCCACTGAGGCGGATACAGCACAATCAAATACACTCACTATCAATGGCACTATTACACGAGTGCTCGGCCCCTATGGTGGGTACTAATGCTTGCTGAAAAGTACTTAGGTGCTGATGGTAGGGTCCGATCATTATCGGCACGCCGCGTTGCATTACCTGGATCACCATTGACTGCATTGTCGCATAATCACAAGGAAGGCACTAGCCGCGGAACACATACGTACTTTGGAAGCCTAGTCACGCTATCAGCTCAAATTTCAGCGGAGCGTAATGGTGGGACATCTATCGCGATGATAGAACCTGGCTGGAATTCGTGGGAAACCGCAGATAATGTATTTTCATCATCCTATGCAGCTACGATTGCTGCGAGTGTAAAAGCTGCACAGGACTACAACTCGAAAGTAACACTCGCACTCGGTACGTATAATCCTCCTACCTATGTTGCTGCACTTACCAATGGCGTATACGTTAATCAAGCTGGAGCCTCGTCAACAGAAGCAAACATTGTATTTAATCAAACCATTCGGACACGAGTGGAGCGATATTATACGCAACTGGCAGCGTCAGTCGATCTTAGCAAGATATGGGCAATCAGGATCACTTCCGGTAGCGATCCAGAACTGCTTTACCCCAATGGAGCTTACTGGGCATACGATGTCAATGCACAGAATGGAACGAACCGCCCACCAACTATGCCCTTGTGCCCTTTCCCTGGATGGGTACCAGGTAACACATCCATTACCATCGCCCAAGTTAGACTATGGGTACAATGGTATATTCAGTGCCTTGCTGATGTTGTAGATTGGCAGATGCGCTACCTCAGAGGATTAGGCTTTCGTGGACACTTTGAAATCATCACTCCAGGTCAAGGGACACGGCCAGGAGTGTGGGATACTGAAATAAATGCTCGGCTTATCCCCACAACGTCAGTAACCGGTCGTGGCGCGGTATGGCATTATCTATATCAGGTACTGTTAGACAAGTCTCACATCACCGCATACGTGTCGTCAGTCGCCGATGGTTCTGGATCAGATGATGTAACTCTCACAACTGATGATGGAGTAGGGTTGGCTGATGCAGCATCAGCGAATTGGTCAGCCGTTCGGTACATCACCCGAGTGGCACGCGAGTACGGAATGCGTATTGGTGGAGAAAATGTCGGATACAACTCCCCACCAGCGTTCAACGCGAAATACATTGACCTAACCGCAACGGGGATGTTGCAGACCTCGTTTCGTCAACTGATAGGCAGCAATTTCGATGTTTACTATTGGGCGCACTCAGATCAGATGTGGCCTGCGCTCAACCGTATGCCATTCAGTAACTACTCGAGCCAAATACTAGCCAGGAACCCTGGCCCCGTAGCTGTTCCACCAACAGCAATCTAATAGGCAGATCTACGTCGAGTTCCTACCCTAGAACTAACGACAGCCGTGCTGCAATCGGAACGGCGGTGCGATATCAACTCGATGGTGCCTTCAGCTCTTAAGAGAAGGGACGCGGCTCACGATGCCCGCACCATCACTGTCGCTCGCACCATCACTGTCGCTAGCTCCGTCACTGTCGGGAGGCACTGCAATGAAGGGCTCTGGACTCGGTGACCTATTTTTCATTGGCGGGATGAACGTATCTGGCGATATTAATTCATTGTCCAGTGTCAGTGGTGGCAATACCCCGATCGACGTTACCGCGATCAACCAATCCGGAGTGGCCCGGCTTGGCGGGCAGCGCACCGGCGCAATGGATTTCGTGTGCTATCACAACACGACGGCTGGGCAGATTCACTCGGTGTTGGCCGCATTGCCTACTGCTGACGTGATTGCTACTTACCTGCGCGGCTCCGCGTTGGGTACGCCGGCTGCGTCGATCAACGCTAAGCAACTCGATTACTCGCCTAAGCGGGCCGCGAACGGTGCGCTGACTATCGACGTAAAAACGCTATCCAACTCGTTCGGGTTGGAATGGGGGCTGGCCGGAACCGCGGGAGTCCGGACGGATAGTGCTGCCACTAACGGTTCAGGATTTGACAGTCTCGGCTCTTTAGGTATCGCCGGAGTGCGGCTATATGTGCACCTGCTTGCATTCACTGGGACTTCGGTGACGATTAAGCTGCAAGAGTCTAACGATATTGGCGGTGTTGACCCATGGGCTGATATTACGGGGGCCACTACCGGAGCATTGACTGTCGCCGGGGCAACGCGAATCGCCACCGTCAGCGGCACAAAGCAATTTCTGCGAGTGGTGACTACGGGCACATTCTCTAACGCTCAATTCGTTGCCAACGTGGTACCCACCGATTACGCGGTGGGGGTGGTGTTCTAGTGAGCGGACTTAACCGGCTGGAGCCCGCGATGCCGGTCGGAACGTACCGCACATTCAGCGTAGCAACGCCGCTGTCCACGCATACCCGTGTCGCTAGTTGCTTAGAGGTGGAATGCCTCGCGCACGAGAACGGGTGGATGACGACGGTGGACGAGCGCACCGAGCTCGGCCGGGGCCAGGCCGATTACATCCGACATGCGATGACACCGCGGCGGCACTACACAGAGAGCCGGGAAGGCGACCTGACGGTGTTCACGTTCCCGGCTGGCCAGAAGTGCTTCGCTGAGCACCGGATCGACTTGGACCGGCCAGCGTTTTTCCGGGCCCGGCCAGGGGACCATCGGATCCGGCCGGCGCAACACGAGATCTACCAGTACGCGAATGGCGATGATTTCGTGGATGACTTCGCGAACAATCAGCAGGCACTCGCGGAGCGCATTAACAGGGGTTAGATGTGCTGATCTAAAGTTAACAAGGGATGTATAGGCAGGTGGACTGCCTGCATGGCGTATAGTTTATGCCGCCAAGCTTGTACTGTTTGGCTATGGACGCTCCTTATTCTCGGCACTGCACAAAATGTGGCCTACTTAAATCGTTAGAAGCCTTCTCTAAGGCACCTAACGGAAAGTATGGACGTAAGGCAACATGTAAGGGTTGTGACGCTGCACGGTTCGCTGTCAAATATGTGCCGCACCCGGAAGGCCGAATTGGCCCACGCCGACCCCCGTTACCACTGGATACGTTAAGGTCGTGCACGAAATGTAAGACGACTAAGCCGCTATCAGAATTCAGCCTGTCTCGACGAGCGCGCGGTACACAGAATGCCGTATATCGCAGTAATTGCAAAAAATGCGCTTCGCTGGATACGATAGAATGGCATAAACGGAATCCTGGTCGTGTCGAAGCTAACCGACGTACTCGTAATCTAAAATTATACGGCATGACGAAACAGGACTATGTTGATTTACTCCATAAACAAGGCGGTGGCTGTGCCATATGTGGCACTGACAGAGGTGGGCAGAAATCAGGTAAAGTGATGCGAATGTCGGTAGATCACGATCATCGAACTGGTGCATTTCGCGGTATTCTGTGCAATCGCTGCAATCGGGCAATAGGCTTACTGGGCGACGATCCAATCTTACTCCGTAAGGCTATAAGCTATCTTATAAGAGCCCGATCCAAAGGTTAGGAGAGAGCAATTAGCAAAAGCTCCGGAATTGGGCAAACCACACTTACAGTAGACGATGCTTCGGGTACCCCGACAGTCATTAAGAATGACGTGACAAACTGGGATATCAGCACACCGCGAGCCGTTCAAGACGTGACCGGTGTTGACAAGTCAGCAATCGAACGGCTGCTCCTGTTGGCAGATGTTTCAGTCACGCTGAGCCTTGTTTTCAATGCCACGGGAGCGCACCTCGTGTTCAGGACGGTCCCGTCCACGTCCGTGGCCCGGACGTCCACATTCACAGTCAACGGCGTGACGCTGGCACCGGAGATCCTGTACACCGACTACAAGCTGACGAGAGCTGCCAACGGCGCATTGACGGCGAGTGCGCCGGGGAGTCTTGCGGATGGCGTTGTGCCGACGTGGTCTTAACTCTCTGTAGTAGTTGTTAACTTACGGTCAACAGAGAGAGGATCTTGCCGAATGGGGTTCGTGCCCGAGCGGAACACCTACCGACTCACCTTCGCTGACGTCGAGAAATATGCGAACCTTACTGTCCGGATGACCGGGCTGGACGTCGGCGAGATCCTTGACTCCATGACCATCGACGGCCAGGCATTAGATACCGCCGCGCTGGAAAAGGCCATGGAAAGCAACGACGTGGCAGGTGCCGTCGCCATGTTTGCCGAGATTAGAGACACCGTGACCCGCACATACGAGACGTTTGCCCGGCATCTCGTGTCATGGAATGTGGAAACCCCGGACGGCGAACATGTGCCAGAAACGTTGGACGGCGTGCGATCCCAGGACGCGGCATTCATCCGCGACATCATGGACGCCTGGCGGACCGGCGTGACAGGGGTTGATAGAAATTTAGCTCAGCCATCGAAAAATGGCGCGCCGTCGGCGGCGCTATCGATACCGATGGAACCATTGTCTCCAAACCCGCCGAGCTAGTCACCGCAGAGTTCGTACTCGGTGCCTGCGAACGCTTCGGATGCCTACCCTCACAGCTCTACCGGGAGGATGCGGACCTTATTCGGTTGCTAACCCTTGAGCAGCTGGGGGGTAGCCGGGAGCAGGCGACTACGGATAATCCGTACAGCTGAGCACGACGAAAGGTTGACCAATCAACCCTGCCCGCAAGGAAGGGGAACTGGCCAGCCTTGAACGAGATCAATATAGAAGTTCACGCGACATCCACTGGCCTCATGCGTGGCGAGATCAAGCGTGACATCGACACCGCCGCAGCCGGCCAAGAGATCAAGATTCCGGTCAACGCCGACATCGACCGGCTGGTCACGAAAATCGAGTCAGCGAAACAGGCTCTCGACCGCCTCAATGAGGCACGATCCAACCCGAAGATTGACGTCGACATCGCGTCAGCGCAAGCACAACTAGCTCGCGTTCAAGTTCGGTTGGATGAGCTGCGAAACGAAACGTCGACACCGAAAATCGATGCTGACATCGCCGTCGCCGAAGCCAAGATGGCGGCACTTGAGGAGCGCATACGGTCGCTCGGTGACCGGAAATCGTCGCCGAAAGTGGACGTTGATATCGCCGCGGCGCAAGCAAAATTGGACCAGCTGCGGTCCCAGCTTGCCGATGCGATCAAGGCTCAGGTCGAGATCGATCTCGACGCGGCAGGGTTGCGCGAAGAAGTGGCGCTCAAGGCCAAAGAGGCTGCGGCTGGCCAAGAGGTTAAGGTTAAGGTCAAGGTTGACGAGGATGGATTCAATCTCAGCGGATTAACCGGATCGTTTCGTACCGGACTCGGTCAGCTGCGCCTTCCGATTGACCTCATCATCCCCGGTATCGCGGCTATCGGGTCACTGAGTGGAGCACTCGGCCTCATCCCTGCCGCCGCGGGACTGGCCGGGACCGGTCTGGCCGCAATGCTCGTCGGGGTCACCGGGATCACGGAAACGATCAAGGCGTATACCCAAGCGCAAGATGCGGCGATGGGGCGCACTGCCACGTCAGCAGCGCAGCAGGCCGCTACGGCCAACTCCCTGATTAGCGCTTCGCAAGCCGTAGTAAGTGCCCGGCGCGGGGTGGCTGACGCTGAACGCAACTACGAGCAGGCCGTCACCGCCGCGAAAGACGCAGTGGTCAACGCGGTCAACGCTGAGCGGCAAGCTGAAGTGTCCGCCGACCAAGCGGTGGAATCCGCTACCCGGTCGCTACAGTCCGCCGAGGATTCGCTGACCAATGCTAAGCATGCGGCGTTGCTTGCGGAGCGCAACCTCACTGACGCGCGGCTCGCGGCGACGCGTGCACTGGAAGATGCACCGAACAAGGTCCGCGACGCCGAGCTCGCACAGCAGGCCGCAATCGTTAGTCTCCAGCAGGCGCAATCCGCGGTGCAGGTCGCTCACCAGCAGCAGCAGGCGACCCTCCACCTGACCGCTCAAGGGCTCGTGTCCGTCCCGGCCCCCATCATGCCGGCCCCCAACACCCAAGCCCTCAACCTTGCCGTGGAGCAGGCGCAGCAGCGCGTTGTCGAGATGGGCGTGGCCTACGACCGGGCGAAGCAAGACGCTGACATGCTCACCGCGGCCGGGGTGGATGGCTCCAAACAAGTCATCTCGGCGCAAGACCAGGTGGCGGCATCGCAGAAGTCGGTTGCCAATGCGGCCGCCGCCGTAGGTGAAGCTCAAGAGAAGCTGGTCCAGGCGCATCTTGACGGCGACCAGAAGATCATCGACGCGAAACACCGCGTGACATCTGCCCAACTTGCACTGACGGACACCGAGATCCGCAGCGGCGAACAGATCATCCGGTCGAAAGAGGCTGTCGACAACGCGGTACGGGCTCAGCAGCAGGCCATGCTCGCCGCTGGAGCCGCTGCGGAATCTGCCGCCGGGTCGATGTCAGCGTTCAATGCCCGGCTCGCCCAACTGGCCCCCAACGCACGGGACGCGGTACTCGCGTTCCTAGGGTTGTCCGCTGTCTGGCACGCCCTGGCCGGCGACGTGCAGCAGCACCTCTTCGCGGGCGTCGGTGACGAGATCCGCCGTGTCGGTGCTGCGGATCTGCCAGTGTTGCATGACGGCCTGGTCGGTATGGCCGCCGAACTCAACCACGGCATCCTCCTGTTCGGCGATTGGCTCGCGTCGGCGCAAACCGTCGGTGACTCCAAGATTATCTTTGGTAATTTCACGGCCGCCGCGCACGAGTTTCATGGTGCGATCCAGCCAATCCTCGACATCTTCCGGGATCTTGCGGTTGTCGGATCAGAGTTCCTGCCAGGCTTCGGTAAGACCTTCGCAGAATTGGCTCGTCATGCCGCAGACTTTATTCGCAGCGCTCGGGACTCCGGGAAGCTGAAAGAGTGGATGCAGACTGGTATTGACACGGTGAAAACGCTCTGGGGGATCTTCAGGGATCTTGTCGGCATTATTAAAGATGTGGCGAATGGTCCCGGTGGCGACTGGGGACTCCTGGCCGGGTTGGGGCTAATCATCGGGGATGTCCGATGGCTGCTTGACAACTTCCCACTCCTTATCCCCATCCTCGAATCTGTGTTCCTAGTGTCGCGGGTCATGGCGATAGTTGAAGCGCTTAAACTTGTTAAGATAGCAACATTGGCGTGGACCGTAGCGCAATGGTTACTAAATATCGCGCTGGACGCGAATCCGATCGGGCTTATCGTTATCGCCGTTCTCGCGCTTGCCGGACTCGCTTACCTGGTATGGCGGAATTGGGATACCATTATTGGTTGGCTCACTGACGCCTGGCATATATTCAGTGCCGTGTTCTGGATTGTCATCCGCTGGATCGAAGATCGGTGGAACGACTTCCTGGGATTCCTGGGTGACGTGGGCCGGATTATCTTCGGATTCGGCGGCTGGATGTGGAACGGAATCGTGTACGGCGCGAAGTGGATGGCGAATCAGGTGATCGGGTATATCAACGGAATGATCCGCACCATCAACGTACTCATCCACGGGATCAACTGGACCAGCTTCGGCGCGTTCAACATCCCAGACATTCCGCAGCTCACCTATTTCGCGACCGGCGGGATCGGCAGCGGGCTCGCGCTTGTTGGTGAGCGGGGACCGGAGCTGGTGCACCTGCCCACCGGGTCGCAGGTGATGCCCACGGCGAACACACGGCACGCGCTCAGTGGCCCAAACGATGGGGCACCGGTTAACCTCAAGATCACCATAGATAGCAGCGGGTCACAAGCTGATCAGATCCTCGCCGACTGGGTACGGAGGTTCGCGCGGGTCAACGGTGGCGGAAACGTCCAAGTCGCATTCGGGAGCTGATGCATGTCCTCGCCGAATCCGCCGTTCGACATGCATGTTGAGCTGTATGTCAACGGTGCGTGGACAGATGTGTCCGGGGACGCATACGACCGCAACCCCATCTCTATTACGCACGGATATTCCGGTGAGACGTCGAAAAGCGTGGATGCGGCGCGCTGCCATCTTACCCTCGACAACCGTGCCCGCAACTACTCACCACGCAACCCAAACTCGATCTACTATGGAACACTGAAACGAAACACCCCGGTCCGAGTGTCCGTGAACACCGGGGGCACGCAATACCGGTTCTGGGGTGAGATCGCCGGGATCACCCCGTCGGCAGATCAATCCGGAAGGGACCTCACCTCCACCATCGAGGCCGGCGGCCTGCTGCGACGACTCGGACAGGGCGCGCAAACCGTTCGCTCACGCCCCCGGACCTACATCCCTGCCACGTCACCCACCGCGTACTGGCCAATGGAAGACGGGCCGCTGTCCAGTGAAGGTGTCGCAGTGGTAGGCGCATACCCGATGCGCCACATCGGGTCCACACCGCAAACCTGGGGAGTGGACCAGATGGGGGTGTGGCTCGCCCCCACTGTCACCGGCGTCACGCATATCATTAATGCAGGCGATGGGGTATTCGTCGGCCGGGTCGCCGCGGCTGCCGGATTGTGGACCGTCGACTACATGTTTTCTGGGAACGCTCCCCACTCGATGGCGGTGTCCGGCGATGCTACGAGTCTTGGCGGCGGCGGCAATCAATGGACCTTGAGTCATAATCCATCAATTTCCACGCTTCAGATCACTGGTCCCGCCGGCGGTGCCGGTTCCCAGGCGATAGGACTTGACGTCCCCACGAATCAGGCCCATCATGTTCGATTCTCCGTGCGGGAATCCGGATCGGATGCCCTCTTTTTCGTCTATATCGACGGAGTTCAGGTATTCGCCGGGACCATGACCGGCGATGCGCCATTGCCAACGCCCCTGGCAGTCGTGTTCAATGCCAACAGCGGAGCTGCGGCAAACACTACCGGTGTCACCTGGGGACATGTCGCATTCTACGGATCCGGCACCACCGTGCCCGCACTGGATGCCACTGTACTAGCCGCCATGGGATCCCCCGGCGAATCCGCCGGCAACCGCATCTCCCGGATCTGTGTTGATCAAGGGATCACCCTGACCACCATCGGATCCCTGGCCGCGACGCAACCATGCGGACCACAGGACGTGATTGGCATTGTCGACGTCCTCCAAGAGACTGCCGAAGTCGACGGCGGATTGCTTTACGAAACGCTCGACTCAATTGGACTCACCTACCGGAGCCGGGCGGCGATCTACAATCAGTCGCCGAGCCTGACCTTGACTTACACGACCCCGCATCATCTTGCAGCTCCACTGGCACCTGTAGATGACGATCAGACGTTGCGTAATGACGTCACAGTCACCCGTAAAGGCGGGTCAGCTGCCCAAGTCGTCCAAACCGCGGGGCCGCTATCCATTTCGGTACCACCCGTCGGCGTCGGGCGATATACTGATTCACTCACCATTAACTGCTTCACCCAAGATCAAGCTATCGATCAAGCCGGGTGGCGGGCACTGAATGTCGGCACCTGGGATGAGGCGCGGTTCCCTTCGCTGAAATTCGATCTCAGCGTGCTACCGCTGACGCAGCGGGCTCAACTACTGACCTGCAACGTGGGATCGCGGCTCACCATTACCTCACCACCAACATGGTTACCACCCGACCAGATTGATCTCCTGATTGTCGGGCTGAAAGAGACACTCACCCGCTACGTTTGGAATATCGAGCTCGCGTGCGTTCCATTCGGGCCGTACCGGGTAGCGGTCGCTGACAGCACCACCCTGGCCCGACCAGCATCCGACAGGTCCACCGTGACCACGACAACTACCGCCACATCGTGGTCAGTCGCTACGTCATCCGGTCCGCTTTGGACCATAGCTGCGGCCGACTTCCCCTTTGACCTGCGATGCGAAGGGGAACGGGTGACCGTGACGAACATCACCGGTGTTGCATCGCCGCAGACATTCACAGTAACCCGCAGCGTCAACGGGATCGTCAAGGCACACACCGCTGCCACGATAGACCCGTGGTTCCCAATGATCGCGGCGATGTGACGTGGCGATCACCGCAGGCCAGACGGTTAAGGCGTCCGATCTCAACGCACTATCTGGGCTCACCGCATGTCTCACCGCGGACAGCTCCATTGTTAATAACTCCACTGCGTTCGTTTCCACTAACCTTGTTATCGCGGTGGCAGCGAACACCACGTATGCGATGGAATCATTCGTTATTTTCGACAGCAGTGCGACCGCGGACTATAAGTGCAACTTCCTGCTCCCTGTTGGCGCGACAATGCTCATGTCGCTCTGGGGCAGCGGTGTTGGGGCCACAGCAGTGGATTCCACCATCTTCCACGATTCCCTGGCCGTCACCACCCTGCCCGCGGGCGGCGTCGCATCCGGAACCCTCATGACATTGCGCACCGCTGGCACGATCACCATAGCAGCGACCGCGGGGAACGTGACGTACCAATTCGCGCAGAACACGGCTACCGCTGTCAACACATTCATTAAGACTGGCAGCTGGATCAAGGTGACACCTGTACGGCTTGTCTGACTGCTGATTTCATTCGGGGAGCGTTTCCGCGTGGACGATTAAGAAAGAGGGACCGGTTAGTTCATGACTACTCAGCGTCCAGCGGATCTTGCCAACCCTAATCCCATCGTGCACTACGTGATTGTCCCGCTCAGCTCGCTCACGATAGGATATTTTACTATCGGTTTATGTCTATTACTGCAACCACACCGCTGGATAGCAACTCCGGCTTACGCCAACCTGATAGACATCGCAAGTTCCACCGTATGGGGATGTTGCTATCTCGTGACGGCCGCTCTCCTCGCGTTGTCAGTATGGCGCTGGCGCACCCGATGGCTGGTAGTGGCAGCGCATACCGTCGCTATCGCACTTACCGGGGTATGGTTCATGGCGTTCATTATCAGATACCTGACAAACGATAACACCACGATTGTGACGGCCGCCGCGTGGGGAGTGTTCCTGGCGTTGCTTGTGCAATCGGGGACCGCGCTGGGCAACCGGCGATGACGCCCACCGAACTCACCTTGTTCATCGGCCTCGCCATCACCCTCGGGTCCACCATCGGCGTACCGCTATTCTTACAGCGTCGCGCGACCGCGCAGGAAACCGCGAAAACCACGGAAGTTTCCTGGCAGTCGATTACGTCGGTACTACAGAAAGAACGTGATCACCTACAGGCTGAGCTCGCCGCCATTGAAGGTATGCATCGGCAGAAGTTGCGAGACATCGAACAGGACTATAACCAACAGATCGTCGTGTGTCGATCACGCATCACTCACTTGGACGCGGAGATAGTGGAGTTGCACCGGCGGCTCTACCTGGTGTCCAGACCGCCCGATCTGCTGTGATAAGCGATATGGGATGATCTCGTACTTGTGACAACCGATGATAGGGAGACGATGGAACCCGAGGACCCGTTGCGCGGGCCTGAGCTGCCAGCGCCAGACGGCGAGAGGCTGCAGCACTGGACCGCGCCCAACCCAGACGATCGGGATGCGCTTCGGTCAGGGAGACATATCGCACCATCGAACGATAGCGGTGCACCACTGTTGGTGCCAGCGGGCTCTATGACTGAGCGCATCGCCGAAGTTGACGACCGGGTGACGCTGCTGAAAGGCCGACTTGACCGACTGCCAACCGAGATCTTGGTTGTCGCTGCCGCGGCAGTCGTCGGCATCCTCCTCGCCATCTACCTGATCTTCGCGTTAATTGACCAGCAGGACCAAATCAATGACCAGCGCGCCAAGCTAGTCACCGCCGAAACCAACCGAGCGCAAGCGGATGAAGCTCAGCGCGTTGCGGTCTGTCGATCAATCCAAGGTCTCCGGACCGCTTTCGATGTACCCACTAAAGACACCACCACCAGCTGGTCACTCCGTTACGAGGGACTCCTCGCCCAGCTCTCCGTCAGCGCAGCAGCGCTACGCTGCTAGGGAGTTGGGTAGATGATCGCGCTCGGATTGGACTTCGCCGGCGGCCGACCTGGCGGTGCCGCCATCGCCAGGGCCGGGTATGGGTTCTGCGTCCGCTACCTGTCCGATGGTGGATCACGACTGCCCGGGAAGCTGCTCACCGCTTCCGAATACGCCGACTTGCAGGCACACGATGTGGCGGTAGTCGTCAACTGGGAGACAACATCCGATCGGATGAAAGATGGTTACACGGCGGGAGTGACAGACGCGCATCGCGCCGTTGCGCAGATCGACAATATCGGGCATCCCGGAGATCGGCCGATCTACTTCTCGGCGGACTGGGATGCCACCCCGGCCGATCAATCCCAGATTGACGATTATCTCCGCGGCGCGACGTCGGTCATCGGCATCGACCGGGTAGGGGTATATGGCTCCTATTACGTGTGCAAACGCTGCCTAGACAATCGCACCGCGACGTGGACATGGCAGGCCGCAGCATGGTCGGGCGGGCTACGGGAACCACGCGCTCATCTTTATCAGCGTATCGGCGCGGTCACTGTCAACGGGGTGGACTGTGACGTCAATGAAGCGCTGCGACCAGACTACGGGCAGCATCCAGGAGGTGATGTAATGAGTGCTGAGATCGAACAGATGATCCGGGACATCTACCACGAGTCCACGTTTCGATTGCCCCATCGGCGCACCGATGATGTCGCGCTGACGTTGCCGGATGACACTGTGCTCGGTTACGGCGCTGACGCCGCCGCACTGGCGTGGCGAAACGAGCAGCGTCTCATCGCCGTGCAGGGCATCCTCGCGGCGCTGACCGCGGCCGTGGCCGCGCAGCACGGGCTCAACCTTGACGACCTGCGGACCCTGCTGGACACCGAGCTGGCCAAGGTGGTGCAGGTCAAGGTGTCCATCGTCGACGGTGATCCACCGGTCACACCGGGCAAGGCGTAACTAGCACCGGGACCGATCTACGACGCGGGAGCGTTCTGACCTGGAGGGCAAACCCATGGTGTCACTTGAACGGCCGCAACCCTTGCGGGATGTGGCCCGGGATGTGACGCTGACCACCGGTGCGATCGGAGCCATCCTCACCGCGTTAGTCGGGTACGGCATGCTCAATGCCACTCAGAGCAGCGCGCTGGTCAACTTGCTCGGACTGCTCCCCGGCCTCGCGACTGGAATCACCGCAGCATGGGCCGCGGTACGCACCGCGCAGATCGGGGAAGCTCACGTCACGCCCATCATTGATCCACGTGACATCGCTGGCCGGCGTCTTGTGCCGGAGACTGAAGCGCAACCCGGCCGCCACGAACTCTGGTCGCCGGAGTAATCCCTCGTCGGCCACCTCAACCTGAAGCGATCGACTGCAGCCTTACCTCTCCCGTAGAGGTAAGGCTTATTTCCGCGCGTCTAGATGAAGGTCCGGCCCCTCCCACCTGGCCGATCGGAGGGGAGAGGGAGGGGCCGGAGGTGCCGCCGCAGTTGAGCGGGGGCTTGACCGCGGCGACCCCGGAAGTCTAGGGGGTAGGCGCGCAGCGGATCCACGGGTCGCTACATAGCGTAGGTGAAATCCAGGTGAACGCAATAACGGACGGGCGCGCATATGCAATCCCGCTGGCCTACGGTAGTCAAGTAACTACTAGCTAGCGTAGGAGACCTCATGTCTGAAGTCGACCACCACGAGTCCGCAACCGAATCAAGAGACCCCTGGATCGACGCGTACCTCGCATTTCGGGCAGCGGTACTAAACGATCGCCTCACGTCGCTTGAAGACGCCGAGGAGTACGCCAGGGAGTTGAAACGCCACCTCCCCGCCGGGCAGCCCTCCATCACCGCCGCGATGTTCATTAGCGCCGACATCGCCATCACCTTCCCGGACCAGGAAATCCCCCACCACCTGGTCAGAAAACTATGGACCCCCGGCTTCCCGCCCCACCTGGCCGTCAACATCCCGGTGATGTGCTGCAGCGGCGATCGCGCTCTGGGCGTGCGGCTCCCGGACGACAGCAGCGACCACCCGGACGCTCACCTTGATCTCGATCGGGTCGCGGCGAAAGTCCACGGGCTGCACCGAGATATTGATCATATCGGGGGCAGCGGGGTCCACCTCGGCAGACAAGGTAGTGAAGATCCCGCCGAGCCGGGCAATACTGGGTAACTCCTCGACGATCATGGTGACCACGTCATCCATGAGCGACGTGGTGCGGTCAGTGACAGTGTTCATGGGGCGGGAGGGTACCGCACAGCAGGGCGATCATTGTTCTAGCTCCTCGTCCATGTCGCATTCTGATCAGTGTGGTCATCGCGGTGCACTTCGAAATCAGTTTCGCAGACAGCGCGACGACACGACCGGCAGTAGTGATCGCAGCTCAGCGCAGTGCACACATTCGGCGGT